GATATCACCTGATTTCTTCTCATACTTTTCTTTATTTGCAGAGGGATTATCTTTAGAACTCTTCATCATAGAATCTAATACTCCAGAATACACTTCATCATATTGTTTACGTTGTTCCCTTGTAAATTCCGTACATCTTTGCCTTTCGACATCGCATTTGAATAATGCTCTACCGGAAGGAAGACCATCCCTTTGTACTACTATCTCAGCTCGAAGAATATTATCTTTTTCTTCTTGCTCAGTAGAGTTAAGACCCATGATAACCTGGGCATTACGAACAATGGCAATTGAACCAGAGATATCATTCTCATCGTATCTAGTAAGCCTATGCTTTTTACCTTCACGAGTAATGTGATGGGCAGTCCATATAATATCTAAATGTAATTCTTCTGCCAAGTTCTGAAGGTCTACGTATACATTAGATATCCTTTCGAAATCTTCTCTATCACCCGCTATTGATGCAAGTTTACCAGCGTAGTCAACCATAAGAACTTTAATATCAATCCCTTGATTACGAAGCTGAATTATCTTCTCTCTTATATAAGTGGTATTAGTAATCATCGCTGGTACACGCTCAACTACTAATTCGACTCCAAACCTTGCAAGTTTCCTTAAATGCTTTGACTCAAGTTTATCATACTCACCAGAGTATAATTCCTTCTTAGTTTTATTGATACTGGATTGAATAAAACGGTCCATAATTTGTTCTTGGCCATTTTCTGTATCAATATATAATACTGACTTCTTCATTCTGAGATAACCTCTTGCAAGGTTTACCATAAAGAAGGTTTTCTTTGCCTTGGGTTTATCCAATATCACGTTAACTGAATGCTCTGGATAACCTCCTGCATTAGTTAGTTCATTCAACTGCCTAAATGGGCAAGGTATAACTGAAGGTTCTGATTGTCTTCTAAACTGTCTCTCGGTAATATCCCGAATCATATATAAAGGTTCATCTTCTTTCTTAGGTTTACTTTTCTGAAGTACCTTTTCAATCTTCCTCGAATACTCTTCGTATTGTTCAAAGTTATCCAAATCGAAGGAATCATTTAAGTTCTTCATCTCAACATAAGTAGAGAACTGATATATCTTTTCTTTTATATAATCAGAATCCGATAGGGGTATATGATAGAGATTACTTATTAGTTTATTGATATTGGGTATATCATCTTTAGTTACCAAATCCACATAGGTTTTAGATTCTAGTAACTCTTTTAATACTTCCTTTAAGATATTCTCGGAGGGCATTCTGCCTTGCTTCTTAAAATATTTTGATATACCCTCGAAGATAAGGGAGTGTTCTATGAGAACCAGGTAATTGGATTTAATCCTTTTGAGTACTAATCCTCCTTCCTTATCTTTTAAAACAAACCTAAGTATCTCAAACTGAAACTCAGGAGAAAAACTGAACTTGATGTTGTCTTTAAATTTCTTCATATCTATATTGCAATATTATATAAACTAATAGATTTTGATAGTACCGAGATAGTTCTAAGTATGTTGACATCTATCTAGAAACTACTAATCCACTACCTTAAGCTCCCGAATATTTAATATTATTATTTTATATAAGAAAAAATACTTATATTTGCATAACGAATATTTAAAAACATGGGAAAAAGTAAAGGAAATAACGGCTCAGAGCTTCATCGATTAAAACCTATGCAAGAATATGATGAAGCTACTTTCAACAGACTTTATAAAGTTTGTAAGCCAGTAATTAGAAACCTTACCAGACAGATTGATTATAAACGGTTTAATCTTACACCGGATATTATCCAATCTTATTTCTGGGATAAGATGTTATTTGTTTTCAACAAATACTATGGTGAATGTACTGAAGAACATCTTAAAGCAAGAATCCTTGCATCACTTAGTACATTCAAAAATAAATTGCTTCGTTCTGCATACGGAGAACAGGCAGAGTATAATCAAAGCCTCTTTAAACTCGATGACTTATTCGATAATGATAAAGAATTAGAGGATGATACCGAAGAAGAGAAAGCTAAATCGGAAATGCTTGATATGATGTATACTTATATGAAGGATAAGCTTTCTCCAGATGCCTATCTTTTGTTTGAGGTATTAATTACTCCTCCCCCTTTTATCAAGGAAAGGCTTGAAAATAGTACTCGAATAACTAATATAATGCTTATCGAATTTTTCGAAATGCCTAAGACTAATGAATCTATGAGATATATATCAGAACTTAGACAAGATATACAATATTGGGAAGACCGAGCTAAAGAAGAACTTAAGTATTAACACAAAAGAAAAGGGGCGTTTCCCAACGTCCCTCTCCCAATTAATTTTTACTACGCAAAACACAGATTGTAAACAAATGTTTACTCTTAAACAATACAAATAATACACATGAGTTTTAATACTACTAAAACTAATAACAACTTTATGATGATATCTTTTGGATATATCGTAATGTAATAGTCGGTGGCAATTTTTCAATATCCAAAGTTTCTACCGAAGTTTCTTGTAAGAAAGATTCCCCTAATAGGTTCCAGCTTACTACGATAGCACCATCTTGAATACCCTTGGTAGGAGTTCCTCTACCGAAATCTCCATTCAACCCTGTCTCCCTATTAAAGAAAGATTGAGGACGAACGTTCTGCCAGCTATTGGCATCATCTTGTTTACCTTTAGATACACCAAGAGCATGCCTATGCTTAGGAAGGTCATCACCTTTAATTGAGATTAAGAAGTTACCCTTAGTGGGTGTATAGTAATCTCCGACATTCTGTAACATTACTTCATCCCCAATTTGAACACCTCCAGCTTGGTAACCAATAACTATTCTACCAGCTGCCTTAGTATATTCTGCCCAACCATCGGGTATTACATCGGTTTCCCAAAGAATAATAGAACCGATTGGTAAGTTAGCAGTACTCAGAGATTCAGAGAATTCTTTTCTGATAGCCTCAATTTGACTATCAATGTATTGCTTGATATTTAACTTAGTACCAGATTCATCTACTACTGGAAAGCCTGAATTTATCTGTTCTACTCTTTTCACTGATTCTTTCATCATACTCTGGGCAGCAGTAGTATAAGGGATTTCTTGGAACTTACCCTGATAGGGTACGATAGCAAAGTTCTCATTTCGTTTGGTCATGGCATCAGTACCCTTACCATATACTCCGATAAGAACAACCGAAGTTTTATTATTAGAGTAATAAGGGCAAGCACTCTCTACCATCTCTAGAAGATTGCTATAGGTCATATCGTAATTAGAATATACATCATTATTAATGATATCCGGTGTACGATTCTCTTCGGCAATCGGATAATAAATATCCAGAGACTTTTTAAACAAGGTGTAGAAGCTTTCGGAGGATTCATTCCAATAAGCTACAAAGTCTACTGGATTATCTACTGGTTCAGAAATAGTAGTATGTACTGCAAAGAGTAATACTTCTTCTGTTGAACCTTGGGTACCTTGGATGTTCTCAATAGTAATCGTTTGTTCATCGGATATAAATACATACCCATCTCTTGAAATACATCCAAAGTTTACATCTGGCAATTCTCCATCTTCTGAAGCCTTTGCCATATACCTTGCCATAATCCTATCCTTGATTACATTGGCATACTTACTTCCAGCAACTCCCCGAGGAGATACCACTAACTTGTTACCATTTATGGTAGCCGAGCCAAATCCACAGAATGGCCCTAAACCAGAAGGAGCAGCAATTGCCTCTGCTGCTTCCTTTGATTTAATAATACCTTCATACTTAAAGTACGTCTTCATTGTCCTTAGTATTTTTAAATTGATTTTTCTGTTCTGACATATCTTTAAATGCTTCACCTACATCCTTGAACTTGAGGGTTAACAATTTAAAGAGTATTCTCCATATACTGTACCGTTTCTTAATACCATGTATTTCACAGATGTGTCCATATATACTATCTACTTCGAAACAGTAGCATATTACCATAACCGTTATTGATACCACTATTGGGTTCATCCCATAGGGTTCCCCAATAGCTTTACCAAGTACAGCACCAAGTAGAACATAGCAGATATAATCTACTATTTTGTTTAGAGTTCTTCTTCCAGCTCTAGATTTTCGAATTTCGATTTTCTGTAACCTACTTGCCGATAACCCAAACCATAAATCTGATAGGATTAGAATTATTGCAAGAATTATCATCCATCTCAAATTATACAAGATTTGTGTACACTCTCCCAATATACCCACAGTGAATGCCTTGAATAAAGACTGAGTTGTGGTCTCTGTTATTCTATCGATTGTTGAATTTATCATTGTTCTACTATTTGCCAAGATTGATTACTGTAAGTTGTAATGGTAAATGTTTTCTCTGAGAGGTCATCATGTTCCCATTCTAACTTTTGAGGACTAACACTTAAAAGGTCTGCATCTACTACGGTGAACTTAGTTCTCTTCGAAGTATCTACCACTGATTCGAATATATACTCTCCAGCTTGTGCAGTTACAAATTCATAACCAGCACCACCTGCGTCATAAGTAGTTACTTTACCAACTTCCCTTATTCGACTATCGAAGTCAGGTTTATTAGAAGTACACTTGATTAAAGTAGATACTTGTTTAACATTCCCCTTTAGTTCTGCATAAGTAGGAGTACAAGAAATCTCGATGATTGTAGGATAATCTTCCAATATTACTTGGCATCTTAAAGAAGAACCATCATCCGCTACAAAGGTATAAGTCCCAGCCTTGGTAAGAGTAATCTCTTCATCAAGGTTATAGGTTTCCCCGTTCTCATCACAGGTAGCAGTACCACTTACATTGACCCCATTTTTCATTTCCTCAAGATGGAACTTACAAGCAGACTTCTCATCCAGTAATTGGTATACTGCATAAGTATCATCTATCTGGTCTTCTGGTAATGCCCAGTTGGGTTCTTTCCAATGACTGTCTGTAGCATCCGAAGGTACTATCTTTAACTTGTCCTGATATACTACTGGAGAGTTATTAACTACCAAAGTAGTCTTAGCAGTAGGGTAAGCTACAGACTGGAAGGTATAAGTCCCTGCCCTATTTGCAGTATATACATAACCATTCTGAGCATCAAAGGTTTCCCCAGTTTCAATTACCCTTACTCTGTAATCATCCCCATTACCAGAAATACGTTGTATCTTTACTGTAACTTTTGCAGAGCCATTGAATAATGTGACTGTTGGTGGGCTAACAGTAATTCTATATACTGCAGTCTTACCAGATACTACTTCGAATATACCTACACCTTCATCGGTTTCCCTTTTATCCAGTGTACATTTAAACTTATAAGTACCATAACTATTAGCAGTAAACTTATCACCGTTCTTAAACAACTTGGTATCACCGATTAACCTACAGTATAGTTCACCAGTAAATGATTCTGGGTAATTCGATTCGATGGTAAGAGTGGTAGTAGCATCCTTGATACTTTGCTTATCCCCAACTCTAAATTCAGAAGGTGTACATCTTACCTTATATGTAATCTCTTCTCGAGTTACAACAAATGAAGTTTGCTTTACTGGGAACTCTACAATCTCAAAGATGTAGGTACCAGGCTCTGAAAATTCCCAAGTTGAGCCAGAGACTTTCACTATATCAGTACCGGATAATCGTACATTACGGGTTTTCACGGTACCCTTATAGGATACGTTTGCCCTTACTACTGTACTTACTTTTAGGTTAGTAGGAGTTATCTTTCCAGTAATAGGGTCACAAGTAATAGAATATACTCGATTATAAGATTCTTGATTAACCGTGATTTGAGTTACCTTAGTAGGGTCTCCCACACTTCTAAAATAATAAGTACCTGCTCTGGGTATATTAAAAATGGAACCACTTTCGTGTTTAGTGTAACCCCAATTTATATTATCACTGGATATCTGATATCTTAGGTCAGCATTTATCCAATCTGAAGTTACAGTTACCTTTACCGGTACTTCATATACCTCTGAAGTAATAAGATTGGGTTGGTCCGGATTTACTAACTCAGCTTTAATTGTATACCCATCATTTACGGTAAACCCATATTGAATATCGAAAGATACATGATAGGGTATGAATCTTTTAAAGAAAGCCTCTACGGCTTCTCTAAATTTTCTGAAAGCTGCCGAGTTCGAAGTATATCCATGACCGGTAAGTCTAAAGGTTACCGGTATACATTGAGAACAATCGAAAGTATTATCATAGGTATACTTATCGTCATAATGGTAATACTGGTCAAAGTGCGGATTACCTTTTACCCAACCATCATAACTATCAGCCTTTGCAGGGTCAGTTACTACGCAGGTTAACCCATACAGCCTCATCATTATTTCGAAGAACTCAGAGGTACCTCTTATTTTAAAAAGAGATATCGAATACTTCAGGATGTTTCTTACTTGAGTACTGGTTAAAGTAAAGGGTCCCTCCTTTGGTATTATCCAAAGCTTAGATAACTCTTGGAGTTTAGCATCGGAGTAGAACCCATTAAAGTACTCTGCCCATTTCTGTGCATCTATAGTGTTCCCATAAGCAAAGGGCATTTCTCCGAGGAATTGCCAAAGGAAATTGAGATACATATCCGGAGCCTTATCTATATCAATAATGTCTAAGATATTCTCAATATCCTTTGTAATGTAATCTTCAAAATGCTCTCCACAAATTTCTAGAAACCTCTCTAAGATGCCTTTGCCATTTACCTTATAGGTATCTTGAGCTTTATACTCGAATGGCAAAAAGTCGATTAGATTTTTGAGGTTTATCATTATACAATTTCTTTTACGGTTAAAGTCAATTGTGAAGCGTTTTCAAATACTGGTAAATTAAAACCGGGGTCTTCATAGTCATGGTTAGGTTCTGATACCGTAATAGAATATCTGTAACCAGACTGATAGCTATTGTTCTGAATATCCAAAGAGAAGTCAAAACCATTAGCCTTATCTATTACCTGTATAGAATTACCTACAGTACCAGTAGCCATATACCCATTTGATACAGAACGTACAGTAAAAGTAGTGGATGAATTGAAGGTAATATAGTAAGTCATAGACCCTTTAGCCTTATTCAATTTAAACTGACCCAAGTTCAATTCTTTATTACCATAGATGGTAGTAGGCCAAGGTTTAATATAGAATTTAGTAAGGTGAAGGTAATCTACTGTTGATAAGTTATCTATTAAGGCATAGATATCTGATAACCTTACGCTTCCTCCTATCTGAGCTTGCTCTGGAGAATAGGCATTGTATAATGCTGTAAGAATTTGAGTTTGTATCTCGGGAGTCTTATAAGACTTCTTACCAGTAACATCCATCTCTAGAATAATCTGAACCTTGCCTGCAGATTTAACCTTTAACCATGTGGTCATAGGAGCCCTTTGGGATAATAAATTATATACCCTATTAATTAATTCAGAAGAAGCAACTGCTCCACCATCGGGGCTAATATATACGGTAAGCTTTCTACCGCATTCATAATCGGCTTTAGCTTTGTTTACCCCATCAACCAACATGGCCAAACTTTCGAAATCCTCTTTGGTAATTGCTACTCCCAAAGTCTTTACACTCAAAGGTATATGTTCTTTGAGCATTGTAAAGTTTTCATAGTTTGAACCACCTCCGGCATCGTAAGCATTACTTACGGTAGCATCAGTAATTGAAGAAGAGATTACTGAAGGTACAGAAGTAATAGTATTACTCTTTACATTACCCTGAGTACCATTGGTTAAGTAGAATACCACATTGGTTATTTTTGCTCCTGCTGCAGGCTTCTTACCAAAGGTACCATCCCCAAACATTATATAGGGATTAAGTGCCTCATCTACTGAAACCATAAAGTGTTTGTCTGTAGGTTTGGATTTTGCAAATGTATCTACTAATACCCAAGTTTCCCCACCTATCTGCAATGACATAGAACCTTGTTCATAATACTTACCATTGGGTAGAGTACCAAGATGAATTATAACTCTATCTCCAGTGGGTATTACCATATTATTGAGAGCGCTTGCAGTATACTTCTCATGTTGTATAATTGGTACTTTACAAGTGGTTACATTTGAATACCAAGTTACGTCTCTGGCAGATAACCAGGAATTACCACTAGAATCTGTAAATAAAGTTCCTTGAGGTATAGTTAATTTAGCTCCGATAGAATTACCAGTAATACTTCTGGATAAGATTACATCTACTGTAGCAGCAATTGCTGCTCGAGCATGATAATCTACCAAAGCTCCATGTTTAACTACCGAATCATACCTTCTTGCCGTAGATAGGAAAGTTTCCCTTGCCATGTTATCTACATAGTAGTGAAGTACTTCGGCAATTGCCGCAAACAATGAGAGGATGATAATTAAGATGTTCCCCTCCGAATAATCCGTTATGAGTTTCTGACCTTGAGGGTCTTTGAGTCCCATAAGGGATTCAACCAGCTTGGCCTTAATCTGTTGATAAGACCTCTGGTATGGGTTAAGCCATTTATTTGTGATTCCCATATTATTGTGTATTTAATGAATTATCCGACCGGTCATAGGTGATATCGAGGTACTGACTAGAATTTGTTCCATTTACTACATAGGTTACTTCTATGTGTATTTTTGCATCAACTCTAGTAACTGTGATACTTTGGAAGGTTATTCTCTGTTCCCAAGCACCTATGGCTTGTTTTAAAAACTCTTTAATTATAAAACTCAGGGCTTGTGAGTTTGGTTCCTCAATACATTGCCATAGTTTACTACCAAAGTTTTCCTGTCGAAATCTCTGGCCTATCATGTAGTATAATATCGAACTTATATTATCTCTGATAAGTTTGAAATCTCCGTTCACTGGGTACCAACCTCTTTCACCCTTTTCATTAGTTGTAAGTTGGATAGGATAAGTTACACCTATACCAACTAAGTCTGTAAAGTAATTCTTTTCCATTAGTGTATGCAGGTTTTATCCTCATAATCGTCTACAACGAATTGTGAGAAAGGTTTAGTTACTTGAGTTACTGTAGGACCTGAAGAACCTGGTCCAGTAGTTACACCTGAGTGTACATGAGAATTGAACATACTGCGAAGTTGTTCTAGCTCTTGGATAGTTTGATTTAGTTTTTCAGTTAGTTGAGCAATATTGATTAACCCCTGATTTTCTCCGGTATTTAATATAAGGGTATCACCTGAAGATACATTGATATCCTTATTAGCTGATACCACTACATTAGATTCAGAATAAACTGAGATATCTCCATTAAAATAAAGATTTAGTTTCCCATTATCATCGTCTATTACAATGAGATTACCTTCTGGAGTAACTATCCCCATCTTATTTGGGCCATCCAAGGGTTGGGGTACTTGATTCATACTCCAACCATGATATTCCCATAAGGGTTTAGTAGGATCACCAAATTCAAAAGTAATGAATACTATATCTCCTACCTTAGGGGCTAAGAACTTAAATCCACTACTTATTGAACCATGTTGTCCTTTCGGTAAAGCCCAAGCAAAGGTACCTCCCATTACTTCTGGTATACATACTTTTACTCTATTCATCTTCTTTTCGGTATCATTATTATCAACAACTATACCACGGTAAATAGAGTAGTACCTTCCAAGACCCTCTAGGCCTTCTTCGGTTATTATCTTTGCAGTTTCATAGCCCATAATTACCTCACTTCCTTATTCTTGATATATTCTTTGAATCTCTTTATGGCTACTCCCATGTAATCGAATTTAACCCAATAATCATCTGGTACTTGAATATCCTTGATAGTTATCTTTCCAGGTATTACTTTACCAGAAGAAGTAGTTAAACTACCAGAACTTACAGCTATACCTTCTGCTTTCTCGATTGGAGTCTTAGCCAATACTTCAGTATAATAAGCCTTCTTTCGAGCCATCTCATCTCTACGTTTAACATCTAATACATTTCCTTCTTTGTCCATAATACCAGATTCGATGAAATAAGCAACTTCATTGTAAGTCCAACTCAAATCTAATTCGTTAATATTACTTAAAGCCTTCTTATCTTTACCCTTGGAAGTTATAGCATTAGCTTTAGCATCATTAGCTACAACTGTTTGAGTAGATAGACCAGTTTTAGAAGTGGTAGAACCAGCCCTACTTGAATTCTTTACTAACTCCAAGTTAGTTACGTATCCCTGACCTGCATCCATAGAGTGGGTACATTGTTTTATATACCAAGGACCAGACCATCGTTTACCCACATTCTCTAAGATTAATACTTGAGAAGAAGCTAGTAAAGGCCTTCCAACAACTTGCATCTGACAAACAAGTTTACTCTCAGTATGCTTTAAACCACCATTAGCATTAGCATTAGCTGCCCATGCCCACTTATCTATCCCACCATATCTACTGAACAAGTTATGATAAAGTTTGTACAGTGGTATTTCAACATCAGCTTTTTTCCAATGCTGAACTTTCACTGTAACACTATAAATACCCAAACTCTTATTTAAGGGATTTTTATATTTGATAACCGGAGTGTCATCAATCACCATGGTATATGGACCTTTCTTTAAAGCCGATATACCTCGATAAACACTTTCTTCATCTAATCCCCAAACATTAGCTCCACCCTTGGGAGTATGTTCTGGGTCAAAGTCTCTTGGGTCCAGGTCTTCTATGACCATGTATTCCATTTGGTCTTTACCCTCAAAAAGGTATCTTTCGTTCTTAAGGATATTGTATATATCTTCATCTAAGGTCTTACCATTAACCACATTCTTAAGGGCTGCATTTAAAGCTGCACGTCTATCAGCAGGAAATTCTTCTCTTTGAATAGTTTTATTTATGATACTTCTTACCTGGTCTGTACTAAGTTCATTAAGGAATTTTTCTTTACCTTGTCTATATGCTTCGGCTGGGCTAGAAGCAGAATATTCTGCTACATCTTGATTCCATTTGTCATTCAATTGTTTCCTAGCTTCAATTAAAGCTCTTAAGTTAGGGTCGGTATTTATAGTATGCTTTAATCTCATTTCCATAATAGTTGGTATATCTTGAGGATTATTTTCAGCACCATATTTACCTACTGAGGTATGCCAGTTCTTATAATATACCCCATTATTCCCATTAGCTACTATCTCGGGTAATTTTTCGGTATCATCAATTCCAGTACTTAATATTTCTAAGTCTTTACTTTCAGGATTAATAGCAGGAGAGAGTGTAGCCTTAACTCTTTTAGTTACCTTCTGAGTAGAAAATTGAACACTAAGTACTTCCCCATTCCCACCTTGATAAGTATAAACAGTTACGGGTTCTTCGTGGAATTTCCTATTATGTATATAGATAACATTATCTCTTGAATCTATATACCAAGGACCATTAGTATAACCTCTCATCTTCTGTTCTAATTGAACTAAGATATTCTTGCCAACTAATCCAAAGTCACTATTAATCAAAGCCTTCAAATCTTCTGGCATAGCCACTTCTGCTACTCCACTGTATTTATTAGCATAAAGTACCTTTCCAGTAGTAGTACGAGTATTCTCTGTAGGTACCTGTAGTGACTCATATACTTTATTACTTATTATTCGTTGTTCCATTACTGAAAGATTTCTATGATTACACCTACACCATTATCACAACCCCCATCTAAATATGAAGATAAACTGTTCTCTGAAGCTTCAGAGAAATTATAGGGTGGCTGATATCTTAAATCCCCGATAGAGTCTATACACTTGATAGTTACATGAGTACCAGTAGAATCAAACTTTGCCTCAAAGTCCCTAACCTTGATAGTTTTAATTGGACCCGATATGAATTGACCGTCTGGGTATATGTATCCCCACTGTAAGCATATCACACTACCTTCTTGTAAAGCCTCTATGTCTACAGTATCGGGGTCTCCAGTATCAAATGTAATTGTAGCAAGATTTTCTTTTTCTTCATCATACCTATAATTCCAGGTACTAATATAAGCTCCAAGAGGTATACCAGTAATGGGATTCATTATTGGCATACCTCTAAAATCGAATAGAGCCAAGTATGGTTGGCCCATCCCATTATATAATATAGGTTTTTGTTTAGCTGCCATAAACTGGGATTCTTATAAGTGTTCCACTTTCTACCTCTTTAAAAGGATTTAGTATACCATTAGCTTCTGCAATAAGATACCATTTACCAGAATCACCATAATATCTATAGGCTATATTCTGTAAAGTCTCCCCATCCTTAACGGTATGTTGAATATCGTTTGAGGATGAAGGTACAGAAACTACTGGAGCTTCTAAAGAGTAATCACCATCTCCGTAATTTAGAGCATAGGCATTATTATAAGGACTAGCCCCTATTAGATATTGGTTAACATCAATCATATTTAATACCTCCTGTCTTTTTAAGTGAATCAGAATTTATAAAATCTCCATAGGATAAGTTATATGCACTTACTCTCTTGAAAATCAATTCTTGAGTTGCTGCTGCAGGCAATAACCTACCATTACCAAAAGTAGCTGGCTTTCCTGGTACCCTTACCCTATAACCATTCTGAAAGTTCTTCAGAGTATAGGTTGCTGAAGTAAGGATGTAGTTGTGATTATCAAAGATGCCCGAATCCCCCCACTCAATCTTAACAATCGGAGGGGCAGCCTGATAACCATTAGATTTAGTCCATGCTTCTAATAACCTACATTTATTGATTACCTCCTCAGGATTTTCTGGGTCATTACAGTACCAAGACACATTGAATTGAATAATGTCTTCAGCTCCAGTAAAGTGATACATTGGTACATTGCGACCCATTGATTTAATGGTGGCCCATGTGGTTTCTCCTCTAAAGTCTATTTCTGGAGGTCTATTCTGTAGGGTAATATATTGAGTGGGGTTAACAGTCATATTATATATCCTTACCTCATTCTGATATATAACATCTGCTTTAGCCTCGAAGTTTCTGTAATTAGTAGTATTCTTATTCCCCTTTGCTGGGTCTACTCCCTCACTCTCCTCTAATCTCGGGAATTGTAATTCCATTCTCCATTTAGCCTGGAGTTGTTTGTTTAGAATAGGGTTCTTAGAGGATATCTGAGCTTCTCCCATTACCCCATTGGGAGTATAGAGTTTACCCTTTGGAGCATCATCTTTGGGAAGAGTAGAAAGAGTTCGATTGAGTAATATCCGAGCTCTCCATAGTTTATTTAATGGACCCGTAAGAACACCTGCTGTATCTCTTGTAAGGTCATTGTACTTTTCAACAACCTTACCTGCTGCTTTATTTAATACTCTAGCCATAGTGTTTTTAATTTTATAATCCTAATGCTACACCAGTATAATCTTGCTGAGAACCCAAAGAATAATCTCCCAATATCTCACCATCTACACTGATGTTAATCTTACCATCTTTTAATCCATCTCTAATAGCTGCTCTCATTGCATTCAAGAACCTTTCTTCATTCTGAGCCCTGATTGCAGATGGGTCTTCTTTACTCTGAGCTTCTGTATTCCTATCTACTGACTTAATAAGACTGCTTCCTACCTCTATTAATAAGGGAAGACCGATAGTAATAGCTAACCCCACGGGTCCACCAAGTAATCCCATAAGTCTACCACCTACTGAAGCTAGCCCTTTTATAGCACCTTGCCTAGCCACTTGACTACCAACTTGGGCACCTGCTCCAGCTAAAGCCCCTCCAGCTAAATTACCCGCCATAGTAGTTGCTAATGGTACTCCAGGATTTGGTGTCTTAACATATCTTCCGGTTTTAGTGTTATAAAATCTACTAGCAGAATTCATACCAATACCGCTTGACATCATTTGGAGTTGAACCATGGTTCTCATAAGGTTAACCATCCTTACCAGGTGTGCTTCCATAATGGCAAACTGAGTATTAGTTTTTATTGCTGCAGCAGACATACCTTCAGTAGAAGCAGTAGCAATAGTCTGTAAATACCCAACAGACCTAATAATACCTCTTACAGTATTAAATCCTGCAACAATAGTACCTACTACTACTGCAGTAGCTCCTACTCTAAGACCAAAACCTCCAACCCAAGTTTCTGAGATAGAATTAATTACTTTGATTATAGAGTTACCCACCTTTAGTACTGGGGTAAAGATTCTACCCAAAGCTGCACCTGCGGTAACTGTTAAGTTCTCTATACTTGATTCGAATTGGTCAATTACACCTGCATCAGTTTTAAGACGTTCTTCATTGAGTCGATTTACTGCCCCAGTGTTTTGGTCATAAGTAGCAAGTATCTTACCCATCTTATCTCTACCAGAAGCAATATCCCTAAGTACGGGGAGCATACCCCGATTACCTCGAACTCCGAATATATTGAAGAAGGTTGGTGTTTCGATTCGTGAAGGTAAATCTACTGCGGCCTTAGCAAACTTCTGATAGATAGTATAAAGGTCTATAAGATTACCCTGAGCATCGAAGAATTCATCGGGACTTAAGCCCAAGTCTGCTAAAGCGTTATAGCCTTTCTTTTTTTGGTTAACAAGAGAGAGCTGTAAGTAACGTATCATATTGGCCAGTGAGGTACCTGCCATAGAACCCTGTATACCCATATCACCCAATACACCAATAGCAGCAGCGGTTTGCCGAAGGTCTACTCCAGCAGTTGCCATATCTGCTCCTGCATAAGATATGGACTGGGCTAAGTCTGTTAAAGATATATTTGCATTAGTAACTGCAGTATATAAATCATCGGTTACTCTAGCGGCTTCTCCCATTGGGATTTGGTACATTGACATGATATTGGTCATCAAGTCAGCTACACCACCTTTCTGTCCCACTGGCATTGTAAAGATTGAAGCCAGCTTAGATGCTGGCCCAATCATTTCTTTAATAGCATCGAATTTATTACCCGCCATAGCCAGGTATCTTTGTCCTGATGCAACATCCGAAGCAGTAAGAGGAGTTATCTCATTGACATCTTTTGCCAATTGTAACATTTCTCTTTGTTCTGCAATGGTAGCACCAGCAATTTTCGAAGCAGTCCAAACTTCATTCTGAACACCCGCAGAGTATTTATAGGCCCTTGCCATTCCCCCTACGAGCTGCATTCCGAAGTCCATTGTATTAGAAGCTGACATCTGTATACCTCTATTCCAGGTATTCATATCATTCATCATTGTTCTGAATGACCCAGATATCTTGCCAGCTTCTTGAGAGAATCGGTCTTTTAAAACCATGGCAACACCGACCTCTACTATACTCCTACTGGTATTCATAATTTATTTTCTTTTCTTTAATTGTTTATAATATTGCTCGGCCATTTCCTTGAATATTTTCCTTATTCGATACGGAAGACGTAAAAAGCCGAAATAGTCTAAGGCTATCTCGGCTCTGGTGATATAAACAAAATCACTCTCTAACATTACTCTTCCGTCAGGTAGAAAAAATTCGGTGCCCAAACTATAGGATAAGTTCTTTCCTCTCCAGTGGTTGGATTAGTGATGTGAGACTCACCTTTGAAAATGGGGTCCATAGATAAGATATACTTTCTCATCTCAGCCATATCCTTTGCAGTAAATGGAGTAAAGTTTTCTACCTTTTCCCAACTACCATCAACTTCTAAGTAAAGGTTCCTACAAAGAAGAGGGGCATTCTTAGTTTGTTTATCCAAAGGCAACTTCATGAACTCTTGTTCTCCCTTACCAGTCATACAATCGAATTTAATTCTCTTGCCAGATGAAAGAGTGTATTCATGGTCTACCAATCTAACTCCCTCTGGATAATAAGGGATAGCATCTGGCTTCTGATTTAAATCCTCTACAGTTGGAGTAGTACCGTAATCGAAAAGGAACTCATGAAGGTCTTGGCCATAAGTAATCTTACCACCATTCTCTTTGCCCCAATCATATTCGAATTCTACTTCCTCTCCCAAAGAGAAGATACGAGAATTGAAGATAATAGCATAACGGTCATTGACTGGTAAGTTAAGGGCATCATCTACGGTTAATTTCCCATTAGGGGTAGCAGTAGTTCTAATTACAATTGCTGCAATGAACTTGGTAAGGTTCATCAAAGTCTTCATGTCTGAAAGGTTACTGAGAATATCTTCATCAGCACCATTCTGTTCTCTGATTTCATATTCGAAACCAGAAGGTCCGGTAAATCTAAATGTTCTAAATTCCATAATTTGATATATTTAATGTTTACAAATGTTCATAGTACTCCGTATAACAACAAGAAAGGGGTGAGCTCCTATCACAGGAATCCCACCCCTCCACCGAATCTTAGTGAAAATAGACTAAGGAATTAGTATTTATCTGCAGTACCAACTGAGAACTCTATGGACTCAATGGTATTCTCTGAAGCCATTCTGTCCAAGTCTAAGCCGGTAATCTTACATGGCCATACCTCTTCGAAGACATGGGTATTAAGAACTGAGACTCCATCTTCGGCAAGTTCGTTTACAATTGCCGTTTCCCAGTATTGGCTTGGTACTAAACCACCACCAACTATGTGGTCCTGGCAAGAGTATAGCCAATCATGAAGCCATGTGTCTGAACCTGCAGTAGTCATAAGTTTCTCTACAATAAGATTACCTATAGTAACCCTACCTGCAGTTTTAACGTCTCTATTGACGTCCCCATGAGCAACCTGGTCAATCTCAATATCCGGCAAAGTACAACTTTGGAATAGATAGGTATTGATAGGGTGTTTGGGGAACATGATGCTCCACAAGAATTTCTTCCGTGGGTTTTTTACTTTTGCTCCCATTGTGTTATGAGTTTATAAGTTATTACTTGTTTCTACGATTGATACTGCCTTAGAAGCTGCATCGATTACAATCTCCATAGTTACCTCTTGCATAGGAACTACATCCTTATACTTAAGGATAGCACGGTACTTACCTTGACGGGCATCTGCCTCGTTATTAACCGAAAGGTCATCCCAAGAAGTTGCATCTTGGTCACCCATCCAGGTATACTCGGTCATAGCATCTTCGTCTACCAAAGAATCCAAGGTAGGTTTAACCTCCAACCAGATTCTCTTCCAAGTACTCCAAACGTTTGGTTCTTCGATATATTTGTTGAGTACCGGGCGAAGGAACTTCTTCAGGTAAAGGTTCAGTCTTACGATTGAAAGGAATCTTTCAGAATCCTGTTTCACTTGAGAAGAGAAGCAATGCCATAGCATGGTTTGCTTACCTGCATCTGGAGTATCTTTGATTACCATCTCATTGATATAATTCTGAGCAAGAGTGTTCAGTTCGTTATATCGAGAAGGAGAACCATAGTTGGGGCATACTGGACCAACTGCATCTCCAATAACCCCTCGGTTCATACCTGCAAAGGATTTCCAAGGACCATGTTGAGTAGCAGAGGCATCTCCCAAACCAACAATAGTACCCACTACATCGGAATCCTGAAGATTACCATTTTCATTGTAGTACTTAAGTCCACCACCAAAGTAGGCAATGTACTTAGAGTTACCTACAGTACCAAGGCAAGTCTGTACCCAAGTTACCTGAGCTTTGTAATCTCTTGCCTGAGTACCTTGAGTATAATGGGTTAAATGTTTGGGAACTTCGATATACAGTACCCATTCCATCAATTCTTTTGCCATATCGGCAGCAGCCTTATATACCTTGAGTACATCTGAATCGGTAGTAAGGTGTTGAGAGATATGTGAAATAAATAATTGGTAGAAGTCTGTGTAGTCTTTTACCAAGTCCAATGAAGTAATCCATTCTTCGGCAGTTGGAGTGGAACCTGCACTACCGATAGTACCATTAAACAGTTTCTCTGTTTCGGAGGGTGCAGCATCTCCCACGGTAATAGTGATGGCATTCTTAGTACCATCAATATCATCGGTAAGCCACTTAATTAGGTTTTCAAAAGAGGAACCTGCAGTAATTACCGGCTTAATATATTCCGAGTTCTTAGCAAATGCACTAAGAGCAAGGTAATCTACCGAAGTGTTATTGTTATCATCGGCAGTTTTGTAGGTTATTACTGGTCCCTGTTCAAGTACTTGCCCATTAGCTGAATATATTTTATAATACAAGGTATTAGCTTGCTTATAAAAACCAACCTGGAAAGTATTTGCACTACCAATTGGATCTCCATATCCCTTGGTTACTAATCCAAAACTATAAGTAGTACTACCAGATTTTAAAGTAATCAAAGCAGAGGGTTTAGCTGGGTCAGTTACAGCAGAAGTAACTGAGATTTCATCTTCTGAATCTTTAGCTTTTCTTGCCGCAGCCCGAGAAGCAGTTACTGTACCTTGAGTAGCTCCTTTGCCAAGTACTCGAATAACACGAAGCTTAGAACCACCTTGCAAAGCCTTTTCGATATTTGATACAGAACCATCGGGTACAATTTCAGAACCATAGATTCTTTGGAACTGAGAGAATGTAGAGATGATTTCTGAAGGGTCATCGTATGGACCTTTAGTAGTTCTAGCCAATACACAAGAAACTCCTAACATGGGAGTAGTTTGAAGAACATTGTTGTTCTTAAACTTAAAATCAACATGAGGTGAAGTTGGCATAATTCTATTGTGATTAAAGTTAATTACTCGTTTAATTTATACCCTAGAGTATTGTACCTATACCTTAGGTACTTTTAACTCTAGCATCTCATTTTCGTTTTGTTCTAACAATCCAATAAGAACCGATATATCCTTGATAGGTGTAAGAGTACCTTCTCCCAAAGCTTTTTCTGGAAGAATACCGTCCTTACATACATAGGTGTATACCTTCTCAAGTATACCATGCTCTACATCTGGATGGTCATAATAATTACCAATCTCAATGAATAGGTTTCCGGTGGGAGCAAGCCTGCCCTTTTCCCATTCCTCTAAATCATTGAAGTATGGTCTCACGTATCCTCTAGCAGGTAAGCCAGTATATAAGATTGTATGTAGCAATCTCATATCTGATTGTGTTTGAGAAACCAGATGTACATCTATGGTAATATCCTTAGTTTCATAAGGAAACTCTGAAGCTTGGTAATTACCATCCTCAAGTTTATCACCAATGATGTATTTATTCACACCAATATCTCCAGCATAATAACCCTGTAGTTCTATGGTTATTCTTGGGAGAGTCTTTGGGCCTTTTACTTGATTATTCCCTATACCAAAAAGTGGTATAAACTTCTTCATACCTTTGATTGCCTCTTGAAATCTTTTTTCGTTTTCTTGAGACAAAGGTAAGAAGTCTTCTGGGTTTAAGGTAAGACCCATTTCCAACATTGTACTAAGTAGAGAGATATAAAAAGTTCTTTCTACTATTTCTTCTGAGTTTACCATTAAAGTCCTAATCTAATATTTAATTGAACACTTCGATTGCCATTGTCATTAATATACCCATTATAAGTTACCTGAATACCTCCAAAACCACTCATTATGGTTTGTAAATGACCAACACAATTTAATTCACTAACCCATTGAGTAGCAATATTTGAAGGATAATCGGTAAGCCATACTTTAAAGGGTATTGGTTCAGAACCAATACCTCCAGGGAATTGACCCTCTATTGTCTTACTTATATCGGTTATCTTAAATTGTTTTATAAATTTAGCAACTTGAATACCGTTGATAAGGTAGTACTGATAACCCTTTACATTACTAATCTGAGCAGTACTAGTATTTTGACCAAGATTTGGGAATGGTATATTCGGGGTTGGTTCAAAGCCATACTTAGTAGTTCTAGTACCTGGAGATTGAGTTATATTTAAAACTATCTCAGTGTTAGGTTCTTGCTGTGAGATAATCTTAACCGTAGTAGTTCTTTCTAATGGGTCATAGTTACTTGGGTTGTGATCTTGATTAGTAGATTTAGTTTTGATAGTAAGCTTACCTGCGGCATTAGCTTCTCCAATTTCTTGGGTTACCTCTAACCAATCTGAGGAGCTTTCAACTTTCCAATCCACAGCACGATATTCATCTTGAGGCTTATTATCGATAAACTTCTGTTGGTAACTGTATACACCTATTTCTAGGGTCTCACCCCTTTTAGTACCATCGAAAGTATGGGAAGTAGTTTCTGGAGTGATACTAAAATAAGTTCCCCAGGTCTCTACTATTTTAGGAGCGGCCTTTTGTACCAGGGTTACTTCCCTTTCTACACCCTGAACTACTACCTTGAGGACCTGCTCTTTTAAGGTCTGTTCTGTATTTACTGCTTTCGGTTTTACACGAATGGTAGCAGTACCAGTTCCTGATAGTGAAGATATTTCAAAATCTACTGCCATTATATAATCCTCCTTATTTCTTTTCTAACTTCATTACGTATTTCCTTTTGTAAGGCAGCTTTTCCACCAGCAGCCTTAAATGCAGGAGCCCAGAGAGGACGAGGTGGTAAATTACCATCTCTACTACCATACTCTAACATGATAGCTATCTGATTCAAAGTTTTTCTTGAAGTCTTACCAGTATAAGTAATCTTCTTGATTCCAATTGGTAAACCAACGAAAGTTCTTTTCTTACCTTTTACTAAGGTAACTGACCTGGCATATTGTCCAGTAAGATTTAGCATGGTATGGTCCCCATACTTCTTTATGGTACCAGGAGCATGTGGTGGCCAAGATACTCCGGAACCTCTTGGAGGTACACCAGTATTCAAACTTCGTCTTACTATACGAAGAAGTTGATTACCAAACTTTTCTGTACCTTTCGCATAACCCTTAGTTAAGATACTTGGAGTTTTAGCAATCAACCTTTCTGCACGAGCTTGTTCTCGTTTATCTACGTATATTTCTAGAGGACCAATTGGAGTCGATAGTGTAATATTAACCGACTTACTTGGCATAATTCTTATTATTGTTTAGGTTTATCTAATCCCAATTCTTGAGCAATCCTTAATAAAAGGGTTTCTTGGTTAGTTAACCTCTCATTCATGGATAACTTAAATTCTTCGAAATCTGGAGCAGGATTACGGGGTGATTCTGAACGATTATTAATTAGACCAAGAATATTATCGCATTCAGAAACAACTGCCTCAAATTTGGCTTTGTTATTTAAAATATTTAAAGCATTCTGTTTCTGCATTGATACCTCATTAATGATATTATCTAGATTGGTCGTATAATAGGTACCATTATAAATACCTTCATTTACATTAGTTGGTAAATAAATGGTAATTTGAGATATTGAATCTTGGATTACCAATTCGACACTGTTAACAAAGCCGTCTTTAGCACCAGAGGCCATTGGTTTACTTTCTCCTACCTTTACGATTCTTGCTGTATCAAAGATAGGATAACCAGACCGACGATCTTTCTCTAAGGTGAAAATCATATCACCCTTTTGTACTTTCTGAAAAATCAATTCTTCCATAATCATTTTCTATTTATTAAGTTTAAACCAAATGAAACTGCACCTGGATTCCTTTGCATGAAGTCTACCAGGTTTAAGAATTGATAGTATCCAAATTGATTTATGAGTACCTGAGCTTTGTTTGCTACTTCTTGTGCAATCTCTATATTGGGAGCAGGTAGAGCTAATTGTATCTTGAATTCGGTGAGTTGTTCTTGTTCCATAATTCCTTAGTTTAATGAGTTAAAACGAAAAAAGGAGTACACCTAAAACAGATGCACTCCTTTTAATCATCTCGGTATTTTAAATTACTAAGCTGGCGTTGTAGTACCGGTCTTCAAGGCAGCTACCACTTGATTGACGATGTTCTGGTCTCTCTGAGCATCTATCACTCGATTGAGGCGAGCAATCTCGGTGTCCATAATGTTTTGGATTTAGAAATTAATAAATAAAATTAACTATCTTATATAAAAATGTTCTAGTGTTGTAATTAAACCTATGCAATTTCGAATACATACTCATAGGTTATAGTTGCAGCATTCTGAGTTATATTGACTGTAAGCTCCCAACCATTATCATCATTTTCTGCTTGCCTTAATTTAATGGTACCCGACCTTGTTGATTCTACGGTATTCTCTGTTAAGGTTAAGGTTAACCCATAGTTTCCATTATCACTTGATAACGTTGTGATTGCTACATTTGTAACCCAACTTGGTTTTGAGGTTACAGTTAAAGCTAATGGGTATCTTGTACTTATTTCAGAACCGTTTATTACCTTAGTCTTAAAAGAATAAGCTACATCAACTGTAAAGTTATTACCTCCCAAAGCCGATAATCCAGTTCTAGAAGTAGTTCTAGAACCAGTAGGGGAAGTAAATGCCAAGTAATAATTATAGTATACACTTGCACCACCCTGAGTGATATCCACATAATCAGAAGCCCCTCCATAAGAAGCCGTAACTCTAATAGACCTACTACTTGTACTGGTATTCTCAGAAGCACTAAGTGTAGTACCTGATAGACTAAACCCTGAGGTACCATTGGTACTTAAACTTGGAGTAGCACTATCAGAGCCATCCCTTGTATTTGAACCAGAAGTATAATTCGCATATCTTGGTCTACTAGCACTTGGGTACAAAGTTACACTACCTCCAGTATTACCGATGGTATAAGAACTTGCAGTTAAGCTTACACTCCAAGAGCCATAAGTATACCCAGTAAATTCGTTTGCTGCCTGGTATACTGGTACACTTACAGATTTGGTTTTACCATTTAGTGATAAGGTACCAGTAAGGGTTCCTACCTGGGTTCTAGATTTAACGGTAGTACCCAAAGAACCTGCACTAACTGCAGTACCATAACTAATGCTAGCACCGCTTGTAATTGTGCCACCTCCAGTTGTAGAACCATTCCATCCCCAAGTCTGAGAATATGATGGCATACTTGAGAATGAACTTCTACTTCCTCCACTTGCAGGTATATCGGATACACTTCCTCCACTTGCAGTGATTTCACTGTAAGTCCTATAACCTGCAGATTGAGAACAACTAATAGTTGCCTTCTTATTAGTTTCAGCTTGGGTTAAGGTTACCGTACCACTTCGTGTACTGGTAGAAGTATTATTACCCATAGTTACAGAAGTACCACTTCCGGATACGCTACCAGAGTTGGCTCTAGTATAACTTAGAGTAATTTGGTTACCATAATTATGCCCATTTCTTAATTCTTGCTTGTAAGAAGTAACTGAAAAGGTTTTGGTACCTCCAGTAGCCCCAAAAGACATAGATGTTGGATTCACTGAGAAAGTCTGAGTCCAACTTTGAGAGGCTGCTGCCTGAGACCAACCGATAGCAAAAGTTTTACCAGAGCCCTGTTGGAGTATTACTCCATCAGTCTTGGACCTTGCAGTTAAATCTAAGTTCTCTTGAGCAACCCAACCTCCGGCATCGGACCAAGATATCCAAGAAGGTAATCCAGAAGTAGAGTAATTTACATCCTCTTTAATACCAGTAGCTACACCATCTAAGTACTTTTCCCGATTAGAGGTTCCTCCAAAGCCTTTATCTGCATTGGTAGGAGACCCACCTAAAGCAGTAAAGTTTAGAGTAGTATTAGCAAGGGTAAAAGTATACTTATAGGTTACCTTATGAATATCTTCGAGTTTAACACCCTCGTTATTTCCATAGGAACTAGCATTGGAGATTTCCAAGCCAACGTAATTTTCCCCCGTTCCTGTAGGGGTGAGTGCTAACAATTCAGCCTTGGTAGGGCAGTCGTTACCTGTCTTACCAAGGCCTACTTTACTTTTGACAGCACTCCAGGTTGCTATCTCTCCCATAAGATTTATTTGTTTTTAAGTTCCTGAATCTCTGCCTTCAAAGCCTTGATTTCATCATAGAGAAGTTTAACACCCTCGATTGCCAAGGTTGACATCTTGTGATATTTAACTTGTTTTACGAGTACGTATTCTTCTCCGTTGATTTCCAAGGTTTCGAATTCCTCTGGATTGGGTACCGTAGATTTCTCTACTGGAACTTCTTCCACATATTTACCAAAGCCTAAGCCCTCAAGGTTCTGAGCAATAGTTCCCTCATCTTCCTTACCAAGCATACTAAATGACTTAGTAGGTATCTGGCAAATCTGGTCTAGAGTATGATTCAAATCTCGGATATTATCTTTGAGTCGAATATCTGAAGACTCTTTCCAGAAACCGGAAGGAGCAGTAGTCTTAGCAAATACTACCTGGTCAGTAGTTGCCAATCCCAATTGAGCTCTAGTTACTGTATGAGGATTATCCTTTCTACCTGCATGGTTATTGATAGAAGTTTGAGCAGCAGTACCTGCAGCCTTAGCATCGGCAATAGCAGCAGCCTGAGCAGTAGATACCGGTTTATTGGCATCCGATGTATTGTTAACATTACCCAAACCAACCTGGGATTTGGTAACTCCATGAGGATTAGATTTATTGGCAATATGGTTATTTACCTTAGTTTCCAATGCAGTTACATCTGAACCTGTATCGGAGATTTGATTATCAATATAGGTTTTTAATTCTGTACGAAGAGCATCGATAGCATTAGTTCTATCGGTAATCTCATTTGCCAGGCCTTGTACTGTATTATCAAGGTTAGTCTTATCGGATGCAGTCATTACACCAGCAGCAGTTTTGGTTGCTGCAGGGATATTAACATCTACATCAGTACCTCTAGCATATGAACCTTCTTCAGTATTCTTTACCCATCTAAAATATTTTAGAATGAGATAACCCGCAGCTGGATTAATAGAGTTAATTACCGTCATTATTTTATCCGGTAAACTATTAATCAGCTTATCATGAGCATTATCTTTTGCAATACGGGCCTCTTGTTCAGCTTCAATAGCATCTGGTAAAGTTTGATTAAGCTTTATTACACTATCGGCATCCATCAGACCAGCTTCTTGAGTAGTGGCTGGGGTTAGAGGGATTACCATCCCATCGGGTTTATCAATGTAATGCCCTTGACCATCCGTAGCAGAATAGTTACATAAGATAATAACATTACGCTTATTTTTGTTAGCTATTGAAACCTTACTAATTAAATTTTTAGGCATGCTAGATACCACATCCTCAAGATGCTTACCTCTACTACCTTCGAAAGCAGTACCTGCGATTTCCCCAATGATAAGAGACGAAGTATTATTGTCTACGAATTTAGTACCTGACCAACGGAATTGGTATGGAGGTTCACCATCGGCAACATTTATATAAATCTTACCAGATTCTCCAACTACGGGAGTTTGGTGACCTGCATCCGTATACAATTGAACATTAGTAAGACCTCCAGTGGGGCTTACATCATAGGTAGCATATACTTCAAGTACATCATCTACATATGAAGGCAAATGGTTAGCAGGTACTAACCCATTCCCATCCAATGGAGCAAAGCCATCAGCCTTACCCTTAGTTGCTACAAAGGCATCATGCTTAGCTTCTAGAGTGTTAATGTTATTCTGCAGTTTAGTATCAAGGGCAGTGTCTGCCGCAGTTCTATCAGCAATCTCTTTATCAATCCTTGCACCCAATGCAGTATCAGCATCCGTACGGGCTTTTGCTTCATCGGCTACTGCTTTAGTGAACTTAGTATCAAGTGCCGTATCTGCATCTTTACGGTCTTGGATTTCTTTGTTCAGGGCAGCTGTAGAAGAATTAGTCAAAGCCTTGATGGCATCCTTGCGGTCTTGAACCTCTTGAGCAATAGCATTGGGTAATGTCTCATCCAGATTAACCTTATCTTGAGCGGTCATTACACCGGCTTTCTCTGTAGTAGCTGCTGGGATATAAGTAGTCTTATAATCTTCAGGCTCATGAGTATAAATACCCTCTTCTTTTTTAGAAGAGAAATTATGAGTTAAAGTAACATGACTGCTTTGTTGACCTACCTCAACTGGTTTATCACCAGATAAGATAATAATATTATCTGGTATAGAATCAAACAGCTTCTTATCTGCTGCAGTTTGTACACCAGCTTTCTCTGCAGTAGAGGCAGGCAATGTAATAGGATTCTGTTCTACTGTACCATCTTCAACTACGGTCTTAGTAGCAGCTATGCCAACAGTGGTTTCATTGGGAGTTACTGCACCAAGAGCAAAGTTAGCCGTAGAGATTCTATCTAACTCAACCTTATCCTTAGCAGTCATCGTACCAGCCTTAGTAGCCGATACCTGAGGCAAATCGAAAGTTTCGGTAGTATCAGCATTCAAACCGTTATCCTTAGTTACCGTTACCGTTACCTTATTAGCATCTGAAGCTGCAGAGATATCCGTCAGAGAATTGGGGTCTAACCCATCTAACTTAACCTTGTCTGCTGCAGACATAACTCCTGCAAGAGTTTGAGTTACCGGGAGTAAGTTCTTGGTAGCTTCTACTTCTTCACCATATTGGTTATTTGCATTATCCTTGGTTGAAGTCTTTACCTTGAAAGAAAGTTGGGTACCGGTTCTTGTTACAGCACTAACATTGGTAACCATGGTATCAGGCAAAGCATCAGAAGTACCTTCTTCAGCTACCAGTCTTTCTTCATGGTCATCGGTAATGTTAGTGAATTTATTATCTAAGGCAGTATCAGCATCGGTTCTGTCCTGAATTTCTTTATCGATACGTTTACCCAAAGCTGTATCGGCAGCAATACGGGCAGCTTCTTCTGCATCGATGTTATCCTGGAGAACTTTATCTGCGGCCTTTCTTTCCTCTCTCTCTGTATTTAAGTCAGAAGTATTCTGGTCAATCTTTGCTTCTAATCGAATATCCTCAGCCTTACGAGCAGCGATTTCATTATTCAGCAAATCGGTAATGGCAGTATAGTTACCATTAATGTTATCCTGAATACCCTGAATCAATTCCAGATTACGTTGAATATTGGCAGCATTCTGAGTTACCAGAGCATTGGTAGCATTCAAGGAAGTTAACAGCTCCGTACGAGTTTCAGTTACGAAAGTTCTCAACTCATTTACCGTAGTAGTAAGAGTATTACTTAAGTTAGTGAAAGTCTGTTGCAGAGTATTATCTCCTTGTTCACGCAGATTCTTTTCAGCTTCAAGCTTATTCTCCAACTCAGTAAGCTTAGCAGTCATAGTTGCTGCAAAGTTGGGGTCATCACCGAGAGCCTTAGCAATCTCGGCCAAAGTATCAAGTACCTCTGGAGCAGAGCCAATAATCTTTTGGATAGCTGCCTCTACTTGTTCAGCACTCTGGAAATCTGAATCGTTTAATAACTCAGATACCTTAGTGATGTAATTTGCATGTTCTTCGATGCCATCCAACTTGGCATATAGCAAGTCAGTGAAGTCATTTGAAGAAAGTACTTTACCGTCTACCTTATCTACCTTCTTTCCATCCATTGCCTGGTCAGCAGCAATTCGATCTGCTTTTTCCTGAGCAATAGCATTATTAATAAGGGTATCTTGGTTAGCACGTTCTGTAGCTTCCTTATCGATATTATTCTGCAACTCAGTATCACCAGCTAAGCGGTCATTCTTTTCGGTAAGTATATTTTGGTTGATACCCGCCATATCATCTTTATGGTTCTGAAGGTTGGTATCAATCTTGGCCTCAAGAGAAGTCTCTTTGGCAATTGCTCGGTCTTTCTCTGCATTAATAGCAGTAGTATTAGCATTTACCTTTGCTTTTAATTCATTCATAGCATCGGTATTACCTGCCTCTAGAGAATCAATACGAACTCCCAAAGCATTATCACCAGCAATACGGTTTTCCTTTTCTTGTTCAAGCTTAGTATTAAGGCTAGCTACCTCAGATTCCAAAGCCTGCTTAGTATTATCCAACTTAGCAGTGAACTCAGTACTCAAGGCTTTATCGGCTGCAGTACGGTCTGCTGCTTCTTTATCCAAATTTACCTGAAGAACTTGGTCTGCAGCTTTTCTTTCTACACCCTCAGTATTAAGGTCAATATTGAGAGTATCGATACGAGAACTCAAAGCACTGTCGGCATTCGTACGGTCAACGATTTCTTCGTTAATCATATCCTTAACCTCCTTGTAGTTATCACCTACAGTCTTAGTTAAGTTTGTGATTGCCTCTGAATTTCTTTCTATATTATGTTGATTAGTAGCGATTGCCGTAGTATTGGCATTTACCTGCTCAGTAAGCTCATTACGCAAAGTATTGATAGACTCTTGCATACTCAAAGCCAAGTCTGAGATACGCTGGTTAACGTTAGCCAGACTTTGAGTATATGCTTCATCAGCAGTCTTTCTTTCGGCAATCTCCTTATCCAAGTTAGCCTGAATTACTGCATCGGCATCTTTACGGTCTTGGATTTCCTTGTTAAGGTTATCTCTTACAACTCCAATAGCAGCATCACCAGTAGCAGACTTATTGTCTACGTATTCTTTCAGTTTAGTTTCAAGGGCAGTATCTGCATCCTTACGAGCTTGAACTTCAGCAGCTACTTCAGCACTGTTTGACTCATCCCCTGCAATACGGTCTTCGATTTCTTGGTTAACCTGTTCTGTAATTGCAGCCAACTTCCTAGTGATGGTAGTTGCAAAGTTGGGGTCATTTCCAAGGGCATCAGCAATTTCCTTAAGAGTATCAAGTACTTCAGGTGCTGAACCAATAATCTTTTGGATAGCCGCATTTACTTCCTCTTCAGTTTGGAAACCGGCATCATTGATAAGCTGAGAGAGATGGGTAATATAGTTTGCCTTTTCTTCTATGCCATCCAATTTAGCTTTGAGTATATCAGTAAAGTCGTTCTTAGTCAAAGAATAACCTTCACGTTTATCTACCTTCTTAGCATCAAGGTCTTTATCACCTTTTTCTCTAGCAGCAGCCTCGGCAGCAATAGCATTAAGCAATTGTTCTTTGTCTTCTACACCCTGCTCTTTTATATCCTCAATTTTGTGTTCGAGAACTAAATCCTGAGCAGCACGAGCAGTAGCCTCTGAATCTATATTGTTCTGTAATACCTGGTCTGCAGCAGTACGTGCTTGAGCTTCCTGGTCAATCTTACCTTGAAGAGCATTGTCTGCATTAGTACGAGCTGTTACCTCTTTAGAGATTTCATTGTGAAGAACTTGGTCCTCAGAATGACGGTCTACCTTCTCTTGGTCAATCTTACCTTGAAGAGCTAAAGTATCAGCCTGGCGATTAGTGATTTCTTCATTAATCTTAGAATCCAGTACGGTATCTGCATTGGTACGATTTGCAGTTTCTTCAGCAATCTTTGCCTCGAGTGCAGCCTTATCATTGATATGGAGAGTCTTAAGGTTATTTACACTTTCCTTAATCTCATTATCGGCAGCGATACGTTCATCTTTTTCCTTTTGAATAAGGTCCTTGAGTTCTTTCTCAAGTTCACCATTATCTTGATTTACCTTATCTTCAAGGTCTTTGATGTCTTCAGCATTCTTATCTACCTTCTTCTCAACTCGGTCGATTTCAGCTTTTAAGTCTGCCTTAACGGTATCAATCTTCTTATTGATTTGGTCTAACCCATATTCTAGGTTATCCTGAACTGCAGCTACTGCAGCACCCAGAGCAGCTTCGGCTTCCTTAGCACGATTAACCTCTTCGGTTAAAGCAGTACGAAGGTCGGTTAATTTATTAGTGATAGTAGTTGCAAAGTTGGGGTCATTGCCCAATGCTTCTGCCAACTCTTTAAGAGTATCAAGGGCATCATCAGCACCATCAACCAAATCACTAATCATCTGTTTAACTTCTTCCTCGGTTTGATATTTCAAATCATTCTCAAGCTGAGAAACTTTAGTGATATAATTTGCATGTTCTTCGATGCCATCAAGTTTAGCCTTCAACTCATCGGTAAAATCATTTTTCGATAAGTCGTATCCTTCTTTCTTATCTACCTTATTCTTGATAGAAAGTACGAAGGCCCAGAACTCATTTATAGTTCCTCCAAAGCCAGCTTTAACAAAGTCATCATAGTAACCCTGTAATAACCGCTGGTCTATTTCTTCGCAGGTATAATACTTACTTACATACATATTTTATAAAATTTAAGGATTAATTACTGCACGTTGACGACCCAGTAAGAATTCAGAATCGATATCCCTGAATGGTTCTCCCTCTGAACCACAGAAGGCATTCATTGGTACATCCGGATTTTCGGGGTCTACATCTCCACCGTCCTCAATATCTCCCCGTATGCAAGCATAATCAGGAAGCCTATTTACACGGAACTTTATTACCTGGCCTATACCAGGATGAGGTATTATTTTATCCCAGATATCCCCGAAGTAATCTTGAAAGCAGGTGACAAATTTGTTTCCGGTCATCGATTGAAATGCCGTTACATCATTGCCATTACCTTTCATTTCAATATGAACTCCAGAGGTACCATTGAGGATAACCCGATTACTATCAAACCAAATTCCACTGTTTGTAGTAATTGGTGTCCACCTCAGTACTAACATCTTTGCCATATACTTTATTTTTATTCTACAAATTCAACTTTGGTATCTCGGTCTCTCTTTAGGATAATCATGAAAACTAAAACCTCATCCTTTGCCTGAGCAGTCTGAGTATCTCCAGAAGGCTTATACGTTATACCATTAATTACAAACCTATCTTGTTCCCAATTAAAATCCCAATAACCTTCCGGTGTAAGATAACCGATTTGTTCTATATAAGATTTAGAAATTAGTATTGATAAGTTTTCATCATCCAATTCTCCTGAGACTGTTGCCTTATTGATAGGCCAGTTTCTGAAAGCATTGTAGTAACATAATGCCTCGATTTGGATGTTATAATATTTAGGTATACTGTCTTCGGCATGACTGAGAAGCTGATTAACATGTTTGGCCCAGGTTATGGATTGCCTACCAGCATCCCAATCTAAGAAGTCAGTGATAATTTTCTTGTATCTATCCCAAGAGCGGTTCTTTACCATTCTCCAGGGTTCTTTTGTCATAACTTAGTTAGAATTGATTTCTTACCACCCTTCACTGGAGCACTTGGATTTGGTCCATCTAATACTCCAGGTTGCCTTCTGTTAACTACTTTTGGGACTACGGTTCTAAATACTTCATCACAGAACGGTAAGTAGATTTCCAATCGTGAAGCTAACATACAAAGGTTCTTCCTTAATTCATCTATTAATCCACCTGGTTGCATTGCTTGAGAAAGTGTTTTCCATAGGGAACTTGTAGCATCTGCCAAGGTATCATAATATTGCACTTCAGTAGGCCCAGTAGTGATTTGTTTTATCCTATCACCTCGGGCAAGTTCGGGTTTAGAAGTACCATCACCAGTTTGTTCTTTGGTAGAGGTTAATTGACTTAAGTATTCGGAAGTACTTGTTAATAGATTAAGTATCTTCACATTGAGAAAATCCCATGCTGCCAATTCCATTATTAATTGGTTTTCTAGTGCTTCATACCATAATTCATCAGTATACTTATCTGCAGGAATTTGGTGATTTACTAGAGGACCAATATAATATTGCCATTTGGTGATGTAGATAGATTTATCTTCCCTGGTCATTCCCTCTGATATCTCTGAAGGAATATAGTGGTCGATTAAGTTATATATTGTATCGGCTAATGCCGTATGACCATAATCACAAACTACCAGAGTCTTATCTACGGTGATATCTAAACCATTAGAGTTGGTTACATGTAGGGTTACTGTATAGAAACCGGGAGTTTCATAAGAATAGGAAACATGTCTTCCACCATTGAAAACCTCTCCCTTATCATCGCCAAAGTCCCAGTCAAAAATGGATTTGGCCGGGACTTTGGATATGACTCTGAATGAAACTTCCAGACCTGACGTAACGTACAAAAAGTCCAGATTGTTATTCATATTAGTCTGTCTTATGTAATTTTCATATATTACCCTTTAGAAGAGGATTCGAATTCTTCCAGCAAAGCCTGAATAAGTGTTTCTACTGTATCATCTTTCTCGGCAACTATTTCATGAAGACCTGCTACCAGTTTCAGTTCTTCCAGGGAATAGCCCTTTGCAAGTTTTTCAAGAGTCATGCCTTTCTTGAACTGAGCATTCAGTCTCTTATCCAACTTTTCGATGTCGGCCTCTGAATACTTTTCGATTTCTGATTTATCAGCAATGATAATCAGATGGCCAGAGGCAATTGCCTTCTGAATCTTTGGTGCACGGAATTGACGACGAGAGAGTTCCTTGTCTTCTCCTCTACAAACGGTAATACCAGTTGATTGGTCATGAAAACTGTAAGCTCTTGGTCCCACAGTTACTGTATATTTATCTTTAGCCATATTTCCTAAGATTTAAAAATGATTAAAGAGAGGATAGGTCTTTTTAGTTACCTACCCTCTCAGGGAATTTATATAGATGAAACCGGACGTCCCTTATTATTCTAGGTTAACCATCAAATATGGGTCTACGTTCATGAACTCGGGGAAGCCGAATTCTGAGAACTTCTTGTCGGCAGCCAGCAACAGAGTTGCATCCTGGTACATCTTAGAGAAGCCAGTAGTCAAGCTTGCATAGATTGCCTGAGTCTGGTTAGAAACGATTCTTTCAGATTCAAGCATCAACTGACGAGCAGTAAGCTTAATCAAGGCAGCAGATGTATCAATCAACAGCAACTGTTGGTCGGGTGTACCCGGGTGAATGTAGAAGTCAGCATTCTTGGGAACAGGAGACTTAACATTCAGGGTAGCTTCTGTAGTACCAGAGTGACGATCCTTGAATTCCGGCAAGTTCAGCATTTCGATTGCCTGGTCTTCACCACCAATCATAGTTTGGAAGTTACGTCCCATACGAGCAGCACGTACCCAAATATGCAGAAGGTCTTTGTAAGTGATACCATTAGTTGTTTCGTATACACCGATTACCGGGGCAGACTCAGAGCCATCAGGGTTGTTACCATTGATAGCAACGTCCATAGCCAGAGTATCCAGAGCATAACCCAACTGAACACCAAAATCACGAAGGTAGATTCCCAAGACATCGAGCGAAACATAGTTACGAACTTCATCAGTAAGTTTGAAACCTTTTCCGATTTTGAAGAGGCTAACTGATTTCTGTCCGAAGCTAACATCACCCAATGGGATAGTTTCTGCCTCATTAACCTTTGCAGGGGCAGCATCCGACATGTTAACCATCGGCATGATTGCTTGTAAACCATTGATTGGTTGATCAGATGCAATGATGTTCGGATAGAACGGAGCCTGGCGCATACCCAATGTGATAGCAGCACGGATGATTTCCGGAACAATCCAACGAACATTCTGTTGAGGCATTGTAAAGATGTTCTGCATCGTGTCCACTTTTGGATTGATGCCCATCTTTTCAAAAAGTTCATCTTCTGAAATACCCCATTTACCGGTAACCAATTCTCCAAAAGTTACCTCTACAGGCTTCTTGTCCTGTGAACCGGAACGAACAGCTTCCAAGCTTCTTACCATTTCCGGCAGCTCATTCATAAAATCCTGAGCCTTCAACTTTGTAATATCTATTTTATTTTCCATAACTTCTTTTCTCTTATTTGATGAGTACTTGAATTACCTCATTTGCCTCTTCTGCAGGATTAAGGGCAATGAACTGGGATGAAGTTGCTTGGTTAGCTTTTACGAATCTATCGTTAAGCAATGTTCCATCGGGAGTTACATAGCCGGCGTCGATATTTCCGTTTGATACCCAGTTACAAATCATGTAACCTTCCATAGCTACTGTTACCTCTACCGGGAAATTTCTTTGAGGTTGATAAGCAGGGTTAACGTTATCCGTTACTGCTACACCCAAATAAACTTGAGTAGCTGTATCAGTGCAAGGGTAAATCAAACCTTCTTCATTCAAAGCCACTGGCATACCCTGTACGATTTTCTCTCCAGCTTTAACATTGAAAGCCTGGTGCAATTTGTGTGACTCACTTTTGTAAATCACCGCTCTCGGGGTTCTTTCCCCAAAGAGAGTAAGTTGCTGAGGGTCGTTTACGATTTTAGTTTTTTCCATAACGCGGATTATTTATATTAGTTATTTGATTTTGTTTCGATACAAGTTATCGATTACATTCTTAGTACTCGGAGATTCTGAATTCCGTTGGGTATCAGTACCCTGGGTTCCAGTTTTACCCTCGGTATCATCCTCAGCAATTGAGGAAGCACGGTTGACGTCCTTAGAACCACATTTTGAGCAAGTGAGAGGGAACTTCTCTTCCAAGCGAGCTTGGTAATCCTTGGTCAAGGAAATAAGAGTAGTAATACCAGTAGTCTCGGCATTGAGCATCGTAACGATTGTCTCATCTACCTTATCACCCATTAACTTCTTGTAGGTTTCTACGGCATTTTCACGGAGAGAAGCAATGTGATTCTTTCCTACATTTGCCATTTCCTTCAAGTTAGCTACTTCGGCATTCAAGTTAGTAATCTGTTCCGTAAGAGAAGTTTTCTCTGTAGTAAGATTATCTACCGAAGTTTGCAATTCGTTTCTGGATGATACCAAAGTCTGAATGCAGGCAATTACATTTTCCTGATTCATCTCTTTACCTTCTTCCAGGGTAAGCATGTTATCCCCAAAAAGGCTTTCAAGAAATTTTAGTAATTCTTCGTTCATGTTATCTTTATTTGAATGATTATCATTGGCATCATTATCATTAAAAGAACCCTGAGTATCGTTCTTTTCTTGATATGATGTTAAATCTGATTTATAATCAGTAAAGAAGTATTGCTTCGATTTATCATCTCTGTATTCTTCATAAGATGCCCAAGTTCTTTTGGCAAAGGTTGGGTTAATGATTTTACCATCCGAACCAATTTTCTGGGCAAATGAATCAGCACCATGTGAAACTAGTGAGGTCTCAAGGTAACGAACAATTTCAGTAACAATTCTACGTACCATAACTCCCTTAGAGTCATAAGTACCCAGTTTCTGATAAAATTCGTTATCTTCCATTTGGGGATGGGATTTATCCCACTTAAATTGTACAGTAACTGAATTACTATGAATTGAAGGAGGTTCCATAAGGATGCCTCTAGCAATTCTTGGGTTTGCCTTACCATCGATTTTCAGAATACCGTTGATACCAGCGGGTATAGTAAAGCTACCGTCTTTATAGGATTCCTGCCACATTACTTGTGATACAGCACCAATAGCATTACCGATGTTGGTTTCATGGTCACAGTTTACTGTTTGACCAAGCAACATCTTCATAGAAGCCTTTAGTACTCCATTTTGACCGAAGTCTGTAGGATTCCAATTTTTCGATACGATTGTTTCCGAAAGTAATCGGAACATAGGTTCGATAAACTCTTCATCCTTTGGAGTTAATTCCGATTTATCCAGGTTAGGGTAATAGGTATTATAATCTATATCCCCTCCCCAAAATCCAAATTTAGCAATGGTGTCCGGTGTAGGATTCTTCCATTTGTAATAATTCTCGGAGAAAGTCTGGGCTCCCACTGCTTCTGGGATATACCCAGCCATAATGGTATGGCCTTGACCTATCACCATAGAATCAAGATGCTCTTTGTTTTTCTTTGTGAATTTACTCATCTTGCTTTAGTATTTTGGTCTCCTCGAGAAGGAGCCGGGTTATTCTTATCTCTTGACCTACGAGCAGATTGGTTTTTATCATCTTGCCTTTGTTTCTTCTTAGTTCCTTCTTGGGGGTCTGTATTACCTCCCTTAGCAAATTGGTCCTCAAGTGAAACTCTTGGTTCCTTTTCATCTGGTGAATCATAACCCATTGCCCAAGCATATTGCTCTTGGCTAATGATACCTGCCTTATACAATAAGTCAAGGTTCTGTATCTTATACTGAAGACCTTGTTGGATTTTAACTTCATCAGAAACTGTAGAAGTTCCCCAATCAATCTTCATCCCCTTATTATTAAAGCCTGCCAGACGCAGTTCTAGAGAATAAAGTCGGTCCAATACATAAGCTACAAGCATTTGGATATTTTTTAACTGGCTAATCATCTTAGACAGCATTATACCAGTTGCACCTTCACCAGTAGTAGATGATACCCCAATGATAGAGCCATTAACTCCCAACCCATTTGCTACAGATTGTTGGTTCATATTCCAAGGCTTCTCGATATTACCGAGCTCCTTAGTAGTAGAATTTAGTTTGAATTCATGGTCATCTATGTAACCAGCAACTACTCCATCCTTCATACCCTCTTTAACATTACGTTTAAGGATATTAAGTTCATGGTATAATCGGGATTCATAAGCTTTTATACTCTCATTTGGTCTTTGTGGAGATTTCTGCATCTTAGCTTCTAAGAAACCAACCATACCACAAATCTCCATGATATGTTTGAAGTTAATCTTCATATCATTCTGACCCTTGAGAGAATCTAATGCAGGCATAAATGGAGGAACTCCATAAGGTTCATCTGTATCATTGAACATACCAACATAGAAATAGGTTTCTGGGTTAAGCTTAATGTAATCTTGTTGCTTAACAAAGAAATTTATATTCTTTTGGTAAGGAGCATACACCCCATTTAATTCACGTTTAAACTTGATGTGTTCTGGCTTAAGGAATAATACAGTAGCCAAACCATCAAGCTTATCATTTGGTACTCCTTCTACGGATATTGCCCCACTTACAAGAAGTTGAACAATCATTTTATTAACTAAACCATCTATACCAGCAGTATATCTGGTCCATCCCTTGGTGGCTTTCTTAAGATGTTCTCGCATCTTTGAAGCCTCTTCATCGGTATTATTAGGGAAAGTTACTGTATGACTGGTGTTAGCTAACTTAAACATATCTTGCAATGCAATGCCCATATCAGGATTTACCTTATATAAATCCCGAATTAAAGGTATCACATCAACACGAAAAGAGGGTTCAACTAATTTAGTCAACCCTTGTAATGATGTAATTAAGTTATCACTATCATCGTCAACTGAAACCCTACCAGGCGAAATCGATGTGGCAGGCTTCTCCTCTTTATTAGAGGATGTACCATTCTTGGGAGGGTCCTTCTTACGTCCCCAACCCCAACTAAAATTGAAGTACTTTTTCATCTTGGTTGTACGATTACGTTAGTTTTTCCTTTCCTTATGTGATTACATATTGCTTTTCCAAAGATATCATCATCGGCATATACATCTCCTTCAAGGTCTACATCTACAGCTGAATTGTTAGCCCTATGTTTACCCATTGCAACAGGTCTACCTAAACCATCATAAATGAAGGTATAAGCTTCTTGTACAAAGAATGGGTCCTTAATGATTACGTGATCTAATCGAATATCTTCTTCCAAGTTTTCTATTATCACTGAACGATTCTTTTGGGTGGTTAACCAACCAGGGGATTTATCCATTTCAGGTCTACTTTTACCTTTTTTCTTCAGCATCTTCTGGTAGTAGTAAAGGTTAGGGTAGCCTTCATCTTGAAGCTTAGAAGTTACTGATAAACCAACGTCATTGGATTCTGGAGCTATTACTGCCCAGTTAAACAACTTCCCAGTATCACCAAGTAACTTAGCATAAGCTCCCACTGCCATTCTTCCCTTATATACTACTTGTTCTTCTCCTTGCTTATCCATACAAGTAAATGAAGAGTAGTCAGAAGCTCTACCAGTTGAAACGTCTGCACCAATAAAGTATTCTTTGTCTGGTTCTGGTTCACAGAATTGTCGGTATTGACCATTAAATCTCTTCTTAATAACTGGGTAATCACTAAGGCAGTCTTCGATAGCTTTAATATCTGCTAAGTCGAAGACTGTATTACCAGATGATAAGAAGTCACCATCAATTTCTTGTGCAGTTCGTTTTGCTCCCAAAGCAGAAGACATTTGGTTATACCAATTGATATCTCGTTCTGGGTGCATTTGCCAGTATAATCGAATTGGGTTAAAAGGATTACCTCCTGCAATGGCATCTACCCAAGTTGAGTGATAGAAATTACCAACTCCATAGGGAGTGGAATTGACGATGGCAGCTCCACCAGTGGAAAGAGTAGGAAATGCAGCAGCCCAAATTTGAGCAGCCCATCTTACTACTGCTGCCTCGTCAATTACCAGAAGAGAAAGGGATTCCGAACGACCGGCTTCGGATGATGTCGGAATTGATTCAATAAATGACCCATTATCAAATTCTATCATGGAAGCAGAACCGTATTCTCCAGCTCTACCATTGATTATGGGAGTTTGAAGGTACCATGGAAGATTCTTGTACATGAACTTAATCTTCTTAAGCACCTTCTTAGCAGTTGTGTCTTTGATAGAGATGATGTTTATCTTTTTGTTGGGATGGTACATCGCCAACCAAAGACAGTACATTGAAATAAGTTCTGTAATTCCTGCCTGACGGAATTTGAGAATGATATTGAATCGTTGGGCAATGAAATTGTAGAGAACCGATTTTTGAAATGGGTATAAATCGAATCTTACCTTTCCTCTTACTGGATGTATCACATAGCAAAAAAGGCTAAAAAAGAAAACATCACTAGAAACTCGGGATAGGTTTGATAGTTCTTCCCGAGTTAATGTAGTTCTAGTTTCTGAGATAGTCTTTGCCATTACTTAAAAGTTATACGTTATTTGAAATTCGATGTCAGTACCTATACCAGATTTTATCTTTGGGTAGTAAAAGGTATTGACTCCGAATTTGTAATTAAATCTCTTAGTCTTGATTGAAAGACCAGCTCCCATATCGAAGAGATTATTGAAAGGTCTGTATTTGCCATAAACGTATGGACTAAGTGATAACCTTGCAACTTTCTTTCGAGTTAATTGACCTTCATACCAGTTGTAGTTGTACTTATCTAAGTCGATTGGGAATAGTCTAGTTGAATAAGTGTTAGTCTCCTTATTGAACAGACTTAAGTTCAACTTATCTTTCTTCAAAACAATTTGAACCAGGGAATCTTGGTTACTGATAACTGGCTGCCTTAGCATGGAATCAGGAAAGAGAGTTGGCTGCTTATTATCATGAACTAAGATTTTACCTGGTTCAACTTTTTCTGAGTACTTCTTCTCTGGTTTGAAAGGTTTCTCTGTGTATACTGTATCTGGGATTTCATTGACCGCTAGTTCCAGGGAATCAACCTCTCGAGAAAGTTTGTAATTCCTGAAGCAAAGGTAAATAGTAAATCCTAGAAGTACAATAAACAAGGCCCTTTTTAAATTCTTCATGGTAATTTCGCTTTTAGTGAAACTCTGGTACTCACTCGTTTCCTTGTTTTCCCTTAACAATCCCTTTCTTACCTTCAGAGTTGATTTATAGGATTATAGCTTTCTTTACCAGAAAGCACTTTCCTAAAAAAGAAAAACTTAATAAAAAGAAAAAAGGGTTTTCAAACATCTCAGTTTAGCTCAGTTTTGATGAGTCAATTTTCTTGGACGACTTCTTACTATTACCTTTTGAAATTATAATATTTGTCCCTATGAAAATAGATAACATTCCCGGATTTCCCGGTTATTACATTTCAAAACGAGGTAGGCTATTTAGTAGAATCAACTTTGCTTATGATACAGGTAACAAGGGTTGTAGAAGAGTATATACTCAAACTTGGCATGAAGTTAAGCCTTACTTAAAGAAAACTGGTAAATACCAAGTGTCTCTTTACAAACTCCATGATAGAAAAGTATATACCGCTCAAATACATAAGTTAGTAGCTAATGTATATATTTCAAACCCTTTAAAATTACCATTTGTGTGTCACAAGGATGATATTGGTACTAACAATCATTATAAGAATCTTCAATGGGGTACTGCTAAAGATAATGCTCAAATGAGAGAACATAATCATAGGATTCGAGGTATTAAAAGAACTAAACCAAAAAGATTCAATTCTAAGGATTCTAACCCTATGTATGGCAGTATTCGTATAGGTAATGCTAGTTTATATTCCCATAAAGATATACTTACCTGGTATAAAGCCTATGAATCTGGTTCTTCAATTTCCGAAATTTGTAAACAATTTAACGTATCCTATAAAGTAATCAGTCGTAAAATTAAGTTAATTAACTCTGATAGGTCTAAATATCTTACCTACTTAACTCGGCTCGTTTCAGACAACGCTTAAACCATATTGCAATTTCGTATACCGAACCCTTGGCAATTGTGTACCTTGCCTTGTTAAGCCAGTAATGGTAATCCTTAAAATCACCCTCGAAGGTATCACCATTTTTGTGAAGGTAAATTTCGAATTTATCGGGGAATCCCATAATTGCCTTGAAGTCTTCGATTCCCAAGGGGTATCCATCTGGTCTAAATTGCCTATCTGCAGGTCTGAGAGTTAATGGGGGTTTATCATACTCTAATCGATATACTCCTGGAAGAGTACTCATCTTTGCAGTTTTGATAGGCCACTTCTTTTCATTCTTGAAATCCCTAACCCAGAGCCTATGTATCTTTGCTACTGTGAGATTCTTCTTCTCTGGAAGCTTCCGATAGTCATACATTGCCAGAGTCTTACTCATAAATGGAATCTGGTTAGTATTATTTTCCTGAGAGAATGTGAGTGGTTTAAGTAGGTTTCTAGTAGTTGTTGGAGTTTTTACTTGAAATACTTCATCAAAAGCATTCAAGTATTTCTTACCAGTCTTTTTATGTACTCCAATGATGAGTAATCGCTTCCTTGACTCCTGGGAGTTTCCGTAATCTAAAACTGACCTTTCATGAAAAACTAATTTATAGTCTTTCAGTGTTTCCTCAAAGAAATCCTTGGGTAGCAAGGATAGTAGTCTTGGTAGATTTTCTATAAGAAATATCTTAGGTTTATACTTGAGTATTGATGCAATTACTAGATTAAGACTACGATTATCCTGGGGATTGCCTAATTCTTTTACTTTTGATAACCTCATAACTGAGGATGCACCACAGTCTGGGGATGAAATTATGATATCTACTTTCTCATCAAATTCTTGTAAACAGAAACCCTTGTAGAATGGTATATCCCCAAAGTTGAGTTTCCATTGTTCTTCGCCCGGTGTATGGAATACTCCTCTAATCTCTATATTCCCTAACAAATTTTTCTTAAAAGGGAACAGGAGTGCACCCTGTCCAGCGCACACTCCCAATACCTTTAGATTCTTCATTTCTTATAACTTCTCAATTTTACGTACTTAAGCCATGCAAATGGTTTACGATTCTCCAAGTAGTATGGGTCTTTATCATTATTGTGAGCTTCCTCTTCGAAACTTACATCATGATACCTCTCATTCTGTTTGTTCCAACCGGCAAAGCACATGATAATAAGATATTCGATTCCATACCAAATGTAAAAGAATCCCAAACCAAGGATAGGAATCCACCAGAAGGATAGACCCAATGAGCAGAGAATGATTCCTAGAATCAGACCCACAATTGTACACTCAATCTGTTGTACTTGGTGAGTACGTTCGTGATCAATATCCTCTTGCAATAAATCCTCTTCTTTATCCTTGAAGAAGGAGTTATAGAGGAAGGTAATTGCCTTGTAACTGGGGAAAAGGAATACTTTTGCTACCCAGCTGTTAAAATGACATCTTTTCATATCTTATCTTTGAAGTTTTCGTAAGAATTTCTTAGCTTTTGGTCGTAAGCATTTTGTGCATATCCAGGACCATTGTACTTTCTTGCAAAGCCTGCCCAGTCCTTTTCCTTGAGATTCTTCAAACAACCAGAGGTATTCATGAAGTAGTACATCAATTCTAGTTGTTTTTCGTGAGATTCTGACATCTTATGAACGAATTCATAGACATCTTTACAGCTACAAAGATTGTGATTGAAGCCCATGATCTGGAACATTCCCCAACTTGCAGACTTTAAAGCACATTCTTCGTCAATTTCTTTGGCTAATTCGAGTCTTTTGTACTCATGAACACCTCCGAGATACTTCGATTTATCCCATTTAGGGAAAAATACTGTAGGATACTTCTTGCAAAGATAACCTAAATCTCTGTCAGGGAACTTTTTATGAAATTCCTTGTACATGATGTGACCTTCGAAGAGGATTTGAGGTCTACCGTCAGCCAAAAATCCATCTCTACCAGCTGCTTCTACTACTTGAACAGCTTTGAGTAGAGCAGGTTCTAGACCTAAGCGAATAGCAAGGTCTTTAATCATTTCATTTGTTAGTTTATCCATAACTTATCAGTTTTAATGGCTCAATTTTAGTAACAAAAGTATTGCTTATAACCCATTTTCAATATGTTTAGAGGTTCTATTATCATATATAACTTATAAAATAATGCAATATGGACAAGAAAAATGAGTGCCAGATATGTGGCAAGCCCATTAATTTAGAGGAATTTGATGAAACTCGGGAAATCCCTCAACTTATGGCAAGAAAACAAGTTTGTTTTAAATGTGCTTTTTGGTTTAATCGATTAGCTTATGATAAAGAACTTGAAAAAGAGAAGAAAATTGCCGTAATTACTCCCGATTATTCCCATTGGATAACTAGAATACCGGGAAGTATTTTAATGGTACCTTCTGCTTTTGGGGGAATTTACCAAACTAAACTCCAACCAGTCAACACTCTTGGTGTTATAGATGAAGATAAAGAGAAACTTTTCATCATCCGTTATAATAACATCACTCACCAGGGCACTATACCGGAGCATCTAAGAGATGCTTTTAAAGTAAACGGAATATTTCTATCTCCACAGGAATACAAAATGCTAGAGGATTACCGGGGTAATGCCTATGAATTTATTAAAAATAAAATAGATAATGCAATAAACAAAGAATAATTTCGTATATTTGCATAAAGAAAATTTCTAAATAAAATAGATATGAAAAAAGAAAAGAAAGAAATCAAAAAGCTCAAAGAAGGTGATGAGGTTCTCTTCACATTATCTGGAAGACCCCTCATTGAGAAAGTTACAGTGGAATCTATCGATAAAAAAGGTGGATTCGCAATGCTCAGTAATCGAGTAAAAGTTGCAAGAACCTTGGGTCCTGATGATACATATCCAAGATTGGATGGGCAAAAGGGAGAAGTTCGTCCGCTTACCGAAGAAAATGAAAGAGTATTCCTTGCATATAAGGCCTATTTCTCAATTAAGAGAAACATAGAATTACTTGATAAGGGGGTGAGAAGTATGAAAGATTCGAAAGCTTTCGATATGATGATTGAATTTGATAAGAAGCTTACCAAGATTATTAACAAATACCTCAAAGAACAATGATTACAGTATTAGCTATAATTTACTTGGTATGCTTACCGTTCACGGTATTTTTTGTAAGGGCTTGCTTGGATTATTTACCCTATACTCACAAAATACACTCTCTCGTTTTATTCATCTCGGTATGGATAGTATTACCTCTATTTCCAATTTACCTATTAACCAAGTACCTAAAACATAAGTTGCTATGAGATTCTTTTTTGATAGACACGGTGATTATGCTGGGACATCAATGCAAGGGTGGGAGATACTTCTCCTACTCTTATTCCCAGTTACTTTAATAATCTTCTTCGTATTCTTACCTTTCTTCATATTGTATAAATATGATTCTAGAGAAGAAGATAAAAAATACGAAGAAGAACATCCAGAAATACTAAAAGCAGATTCTTATATTACCTGCTGGTATCCCTGGCATAGGTATTCTGTTGCATATACCATCTCCCTTGTATGTTGGGTAATTGCAATGCTAATGGCTTTGACTAATTAATCTTGATTCTAAGCATAACCCTTTTAACATATCCGTTTATCTTATTGCCCAGTATAAGTTCTATAAGTATACCTCTGGAGAAATCTGAAGGAGAAAGGTTTCCTTTTTTAACGGTAATAGAACCATAACTATAGGAACCAGAGGGAGTCCAATCGGATGGGTCTACTGTATCTATCTTATAATTAATGGCTTGAGAATATTCTCTATTACAACCATAAAATAAACCTTGAGCATCCTGGAGACTCATATCAAAATAGAAATCAGAATAAGGTACCAATTGACTACCTTTTAAGTAGAGCTCGAATATAGCAGTGGGTTCTGTATATGAACCATTATCAGACCAAGGGACCTTAGTTACAGGTATAAGTAAATATTCATCTTGAGATGCAGGTAAGGTACCCGAAGTTACATATTGACCATTATAGTTTAAGATATAGGGTAAGTCTTTATATGTATTTAGATAGCTCTTATCATACCTACCCCATATTTCTACATACATTGGGATATCTACTGCCTTCTGAGTGATTGTGATAGTGATAACTTTACCAGTAGTGGCTTGGGTAAGAGTGATAGTGGCTGCTCTACTTGAAGAACCTGAGTTTGCAGAAATGTCTACTTCTAAATTGTAAGATACTGCATCATTTGATGTCTTCTTAGTAAAAACCCAAGCATTACTTGATGAGATTGGTGGGTCATATGTGATACTTGTAGTAAAGTCAATAATATCTGACTTAGATACTTTACCATTCACTACAGTATCTCTATATGAGTGAATGGTAAAGGTCTTTTTGGTTGCATCTGAAGGTACTGTTATTTCCTGAGATGCGGCTCTGGTACTAAATACCAGATTTAGGGGGGGGAGGGGTCACCACCCTACGGAATGATACTACATTTTTCTTTTCCATATCCTTGAAATTTATAAAGTGATTATTTGGTCTGATGAAGGCAATAGGAAAGTAGACCTTAATTGCCAAGTTTGATTAGTAAATCTATAAGCTGATATACGATCACCTGGGTAAGCTATTTCAGTACTACCATTTCGTAAATTTACTCTTACACCCTCAGATTTTTTATACTTATGGACTGAGGTATCATCTAATACAGAGAAATTAAAATAAGCTGTACCAGTACTACCAGTTTGAGGTGTTTGCCCCGCTTTGAAGAAAGCTCCTGAAAAAGTGTTCAGAGGCCAATGGATTGTAAGGGTGATATTCTGATTCTGTTCCGCAGCTTTCTGCCATATAGTCACTTCTCTACGTTGGTCACCACAGGTTACTAAGAGTGTTCCGGACCTTTCTGAAGAACCCGAGTTTGCTGCAGTTGCTTCAACTATAATTTGGTACCAATTAGGTGCACCTGCCAGAATAGACCCATCTTTAACTGTAACCTTAGTTGCCCAAGAAGGAGTTGCTCCTACGGATGGTTGTTTGGCCATTACCTCTCCATCACTTCGAGTCATATAAGATTGAACCATAATCGTAGTAGTATTACCTATATTAGCTCCTATGGTAGCACTTACATCCAATACACCTAAGAAGTAGGTATAAGTGAAGTTGGGTTCTTGACTTATAGGGAAAGATATAGTTTGACCAGATTCTCTCTGCTTAAATACAAGAGTATGGGTTCTGGCAGAGGAACCTGTATTCTCTTGCAGGGTGGTAAAAGTTACTTTGCAATCATTGCCCTCAAAAGCATATTTCACGCTTACCCAAGAGGGGATGCTGGATCCCATATCCCAATCTACATTAGTCTTCTGCCCAGTACTCTTGCCATTAATGTACTTGGTCTTATAGGAGTAGATATAGGTAGTCTTGGTATCCCCAACATTCTGACCTATCTCAAAGCCCGATGCCCTGGGTGCAGCATTGGCTACTCTAAAGTTAAATTCGTTCATAATCTAATAAGTTTTATTGGTTTATAATTATTGCTCTCTTGATATTGTAATCTACCAGGGGGATAAGGTGGATGAGAGCCAGGGATGTTTTATTCTCAGGTTTCTTTGTGTGAGCATGTGTGGTGTGTGGATGTGGGATATCTGGGCATGCCCTTATCACGAAGAGTGATTTTTGTGGGGTACTAAAATGTGTATTTGCCTTCAAGGTACCCCTTATAGCGAAAGCCTAAAATCGTGGGGTACTAAAAGGGGCGTACGGTTCCGTTAAATTTAACATTTGAAAATAAAAAGTAAGGGACAAACATTTTTATTTGTCCCTTTGCTTTCTTAATTATCTAACTAAATGATTATTTAAATTTTCTTCAAATTGTTCATTTAAACAATAACATAAATATAGTAAAAAAGTTTTAAAAGAAAATTTTTTATAAATTGTATATTCAACTTCATTTAAATAGTTCATGCTTATTTGTTCAATCAATAGAAATTGCTCTACATTAATTAATTGAAAAGTTTGTACGTCAATAATAGTAGAGATTATTCTATGATTTGGTTTTAAAAGAATATAAACTACATATAAAGCACTAACAAAAACAGCTAATAAGATAACAAACAATAATAACATAATAATTTTAGTTTTATGATAGGGAGTAAAATTTTACTCCCTATCTGATTAATACTTTATTTAATTGATTTTTTCACAATTTCAAGACCTTTTATTAATATCTCTTTCTTTTCTTCTTTTGTATTTTCGCTTGCAATCGAAGAAAAAGAAAAATCATTTAAAACATAGACTTGTTTATAAAAGTCTATAAAGCCCTCGATTAATTTTTTATCTGCATTCGTTGCAATAGTTGAAAGAAAATTAAAAGTAACATTTCTAAACTTTTTGCGTAACGATTTGATTTGCTTTTCGTTTGCACCCTTAAAAAGTTCTTTTTTATAAATTTCTGTTTTTGTCCCTAAAGAAGTTTTGAAAAGACCTGCATTTTTTTCTTTAACGCTTTTCAATACGTCTAAAGCAATCAAACTATTTGCTTTGCTGTTTGCACTTGCTTTTTCTGCACTCACTTTATTTACTTTTGTTGTCATAATAAAAACGCTTGAATATTTTATTATTATTATTTTTATTACCTTTTTGATAGATATTCAAGACTTATTAAACTATCTAATAAGGTAGTATTTATTTCATTTCTGTATTGCAAATATAAGAACTTTATTTTTTTTAATCTGCAAAATTTTTAGAGAATTATTTTCTAAAAAAGTGTTAATTAAAAATTTATTCAAATATCGTTTTGTTTTTCTCACATTGCAAAGATAAGAACTTTATTTTAATCTACGAACATTTTCAAGAAAAATTTTTGAGAAAATGAATAATTTTATTTTCAAAATTATTTTTGTGAAAAATTCATAAAATAGAAAATATTGTGCACTTAATATTTGCACTTAATTTTGGGGGTTCACAAGGGCAATCTTCGTACGCCTTGTAGTGGGCATATATGATATGTATATGGATAATCCTATATAGCTTATGCCTGCACTCTTGAGAGTGTATTATATACCTGTATATTGAAGGCCATTAATCGACTAAGGTGATAAAGAATTAAGGCCGATTAGCTATATCCCCTATTATTGACCTCTATAAACCTATTAGGTCCTAATTCAATAAGGCCATATAGGGACTATGGTAAGCCTATAGAGATTAGGATAGCCTATAAGGGCTTACTAAGTTAGCGTAAGTAAAAACCCAGAACCTAAGTTAGGCCTGGGTCAAAGTTAGGATTAGAGAGTATAGGGATGGGTAACGATATATGTATTATTGATATAGGTTACTGTAGGGGCAAGAGGTGAAGCCTCATAATCGAGAGGGAATGCTTTGTGTAATTCGTAGGAGCAAAGCTGTTCTTGTCTAGTATTCAGTTCGTTATCTGAATAGAATATTAGTGTATGTAAGCCATCGCCTTCTTCTTCGTTCTCTGTTGAGGTAATTGAGATTAGGTGAAAGCCTTGTTTGAGAAATTCTGAGTCTTTGTCAAGAGAACCGAGATAGCAATTGAGGTATTCGGTATAGCCCTGTACTGAAGGATTAGAAGCATTAGAGATTACTAAGGCATTATTAGTAAGTTCTGATTCAGTGTTGAGAACGAGGTACTTAATATTATTTTTCATAATGTTTAAAAATTAAATTGTTAGTATTTCTTTTTCTTTCTACAAAGATACAAATAATAAATAATATATGCAATATGCCCCATTTGCCTTCGTAGGTTATTGATGGCCTTATAAATCCCCTGGGCCATTAATGGAGATTGCCTTAATCCTAATTTGCCCAGTACCTACTAATATATAATACTATATAAACTAACCTGAGGCAAAAGGCAATCAAGGTACCCCTAAATCACAAAATTGTCCTAGAATACAAAAGTTAATGCTAATATAAATACTAAGCCAATAACTTACAGAGTTACTAGGAATATTGCCTAAATATGCCCCATGAAGGCCTTAAATCCTATAAACCATTTAGCCCTAAAACCTAATAATTTAATTGCCTTGATCACAAATCCTATTGCCTAATCCCAGTACTTATTATATAATATATACTAATATAAAGGGCTCTTAGGGGTCTAGGATTAGGGGCCCCTAATGGTCGGATTTTATTGCCTTTTTAGGCCTTTTTGAGTTTGCCTTTAAAGTGTGTAGTAGAGCTATATAGTATAGTGGCTATATAGTGAGTTGAGTGGCTTAGTATAGTAGAGGGGTTATCACTTGCCTTGTTTGCCTAAATCCCCAAAACCCCCGGCGGGGTACCTTGATATATGTATTGGGTATTATTATATTAATAGATGGTGTTATAGAGGGGATAGGTAGATATTATGTACCTTAGTTAGCGTTAGTATGATTTTGTTTTGTTTTTGTGTTGGGGAGTGTGGGAGGTACCCGGTATTTATTCCAGGTACCTTGTGGGTATTTATTCGATTGGGTATACCTGTATGAAGGCATATACTAAAAGGATTACGATCTGTAGATGAATTTCTTTGTTAGGTGGGTTTCTTCATTTGGGATTAGAAGCCAGATCGTTACGATATTCTTAGTATAATCCTATATGTGTGGGATACCAGGATTAGTGATGAGGTGTATAGGGTTAGGATTATTAGCTGTGAGATGATATACCTTATTTTATTTGTTGGGTGGGTGTACTTGTAGGCTTGGTATATTTTCTCATTGCGTATGAGGGTTAGGATAGTTCCTACGGATAGGATTATTCGGATTATGTGATAGATGATATTCATTTCCTTTTGTTTCTTAGTTTCTGTTGGGTACGGAGTAACTTATTATACTGGGCTTGGGGATCACTTAGGTATAGAGTGTAATCATTGTTTGATTAATTGGTTTTTGATGTATGGTGTCATAGGTTATAATATTTTGATAGGTCCTCAATGAATTGTTCCTCTTCTTCAAAATAGTCCTGGTCTAATACATATTGAGATACGTAATGATGATAGAGTGGGCCAAATAATAGGGTAAATAGTTTACCTTTTGCTTCATCGGCAATTTGTTGAAGTTCATCATTTTCTTCTTCGGAAAGTTCAAAGATTTCGTTTATTATTCGGTCATTGGCAGTTTTCCAAGTTTTTACCAGTTCCCTGGCCTGTTCATGTATCTCTGAAGGTAATGAGTCTAAGATATGTTTAAGTTCTTCGGTAATCATAATGTTATTTGTTTATGGGTTTAGCAATTACTGATATGAATCCTTGTGGATAATATAAGATATACATAATCTGATAGTTCCCTGTGGGCAAGAAGACTTGCATTATATTTGCAAGTAAGGGATAGATTTTCCATTGGTTTTCCTCTAGAAACTTGTTCCAGTCTTCAGATTCTTCTGGATAATTCCCAGATAGTTGGATATGGTACTGTTCCTGGTCAGCAATAAATAGGTTAGTTACTACCTGTATTTCATCTGATTCCTTTTTGTATTGGGTGATTGGATACCAGATGCCTTCGGTTTTCCATTTATTAAGTTGGAACAGAGACATGCCCTGTTCCAGTACGTTGAGTAATTTATATAAGTTTACCATAGTGATTATTTATTTAGTTGGTTAATTAATTCTGATACTGCAAGTTGTTGGAAGATTTCTGTTTCCCTGTGGTCTGATTCCCATTTTTCGATAGCATTGTAGATATTGGTATATTGGGATATCATGTCCTCATCTTGTTCATCGTCTTGGATAAATTCCCGGAGATGTTTTTTGAGTCCGGTTATGATATAATCCTGATGTTCAGGGATTAATTGAAGAACTCCGAATAGGATAGCCTCTACCTGTGAAGGAGAATAATCGTAGTATTGGTCATCAGCACCCTTTGTTAAGTCCATGTGAGAAATAATGTTTTCCCTGAGATTTTCGAAAAGAACTTCCTCTGAAGCATATGTGATGATATATCCTGAGATATAAGCAGCAAGAGGTTCATCCTCTAAGTCGATTGAATAAACCTGGATATTGGTAGCTTCCTTGTTAATGAGAAGACCATCGGAGTAATCATAAGTATAAATGGGGTGGGAAGCAAGCAGTTCCCGGATGGCCTCTAAATTTTTTAATTCTTTCATAACGTATCTATATTAAAATTATTTGAGAAATATTTCTCATTGCAAATATACAAAATTATTTCTAAACTTGTTTTTATAACTACTTTTATTTTTATAAATAGGGAGGTTCTGGGAGGTGTTTTGAGTGCCTCCCAGAAGATTTTGTTAATATTGCCCTGTCATAGTAATGATAATGAAAAGGGATTCATCATTGAAATGTACCTGGATAGTATCTCCATATGAGTTTGACATGTAATGATGATTAGGGTTAAGTTCTTTTAATGGGTGATGTTCATCCCAATGAGAATTAATGAATTCTATCACGTATTGTTCAAAAGCATCGGATTCTCTGCAGTAGGTTTCTACCTTTTCGTCATCGTCTATAGGATACTCCCGGAATTGGAGATTGAGAGTTCCCATGTATGATTCATCCGGATTTGAGATTTCGTTAACTGATTGAGCAGTGTAACCAAAAGCATCAAGAGTTCCATCAAAGTAACCCATAATGTGATTTGAGATTTCGTTAATAGTTGTCATAAGAAATAAGTTTTGTGACCCCGTTCAAGGTCGGTTAATAATTATATTTATTTTTCTCTTGTGCAAATATAGAAATAATATTTTAAATATGCAATAATTAAGGGAGCCCCGATGTTAGTGTTTCTGAACTCCCTGAGGTATATTAACTGATTGGGGGATTAGTATAATTCATCGGCCAGTATTGGTTCCTTGGGCTTATTTAATTTCTCCTTAGAACGTCTGGTAGCCCAATTCTCGTAGGGTTTGTAACTAAAGGTACGAGTTGTTTCATCGTATGCAGCATATACCATTTGTTTACGGGATATTCTCCTCCCGTAAGTTTTCTTAAGATTAGCAAACCAATCTAGATACTCCTGTAAAGAGTTAAAGATTTCTTTGTGCCCGTCTAAATCATTTTTAGGACGGGTTTTCCATGTTGCTTCTATATAGCATTGGTGTAAAGTGATTGAAATAAAGTATCGGCACCAGCTACCACCAAAGATAGCGCCCGTGGAGAATTCTATCTCCCGAGCAACTAATGGACTAACGTTATACTTTGTCATGCGATTGAGAAATTAAGTTGGAAAATCCAGTTGTTTCTATCGAGTTGATTGAATGATATGAACCTACCGTCATTATCGGTAAAATCATTCATGAATTGAATTGCAGCATCTGCCAGTTGACCCTTATAGGGATTAGTATCGGCAGTTATTATTGATTCGAATGTAAATGTATAATAGGTAGTCTCATATATTTGGATTTGGTTGATATCCAAGCAATTGAGTTTGTAATCCTCTTCCAGTTGAATGAGAAGTCCCATTAGAAGATTTAAGAGATGACCCTTTTCATCGGAGTCAAGTTCAAATGTAGATTTCTTTTCTAAGAAATTGCGAACTACCTTAGTTAGTTCGTCTGCTTGATTGTAAGTTACTGAGTTCGTTTTCATATTTTTGTCTATTTTTAAAATGATATGCAAATATAAGCATTTTTATTTTTATAGAAAAATATATCTATTTTATTTTTAAGGAGGCTGAGGATGTGTATACGCTAAGAAAGGCAGTGGATTAGACTGCCTTTCAATTATTAAGGTAATTGGGGAGTTAGCAAATATAGAGCCTCTCTTATAATTGAACTCTCCATAGGTTCTAAAGAGGGTTCCTTGTACATTAGTCCACCTTTCTTCTTTTCGTTTTCAAATATTTCATGTATGGCTTGCTTTAGTTTAGTAGCTAATATCTCTGATAACTCCTGAGATTTAAGAGAGGTAAGTAACCCATTCCGTATTTCCCTAATATCCTATCCTGGTCATTTTCAGTGATGGGTTTTACTTCTACCAATTCTTGTATACCTGAGGAATACTTATTAAACTCTTCATACCCTAAATGTTGTAGGTCATTAATGAAGATACTAAATTCATCATAGGTAAGTCTAGTATCAAAACCTACTCCATGATATAGTTGTACTAAAGGGACAAGGATTCTCCTCAGTGTATTGAAATCTTTTAGATGGTCCAATTTTATTCCTGATTCGAGAGGTATTTTATATACCTTTTCACCCTTCAGTACTACTAACAGAACCATTAGTCTTGGTGGTAATCTTTTCTCGTTCATAAGCAAGTTTTTGTATTATGAGTTGTACATAGGTATTTCTCTCTTTATAGATAAACATTACCGATAGAAGTATCTCATGTTTCGGTAATATCATCTGTATGAAATTGCCTGGAGCAATTACAGTAGCTACTACTGGAGAATCCTCCTGAGAGAAATTCTCTAATATCATTTCTGCCCTCTTAATGGGTTCTGGTTTTGTTGGGTCCAAAGTTAGGACTGGAGCAGTTATACATTCCTTGATGCCCTGTGTTAAGGCATTATATAACCATTCATCTTTTATATCCTCTACTTGGAGGTTTTTCATTGTAATCATATCCTAAACCTATTTAGAGTCCATACACCCAGGATATTAGAGAATACCCATAGTTCCCAGTTTTTGTAAAAGTTATAGGGTTTACTGAATTGAGATGTTTGAAATATTATCTGATTTGGTGTTCTAGATAACATTTCTGCATGGCAAGTTAATACTCCAGAAGATAATTGAGCTTTAAAAGCTTTAATAATATCTTCATCACTTTTAGTCTCTAATGAGGTAAGCAATTTAATAAATTCTACCTCTACACCTTGAGACATGTTTACATTTCTGAAGGCAAACTTTTCTTTATTTTCCATATTCGTCATTTTTAGATAAGAACTCTTGAGCTAGTTCATCTTGAGTTCTTTCGATTATGTTCTTTACTATTGTTTTATTTTCTACTCTAGCCCACATATATAGCATGCCCAATTGAGCATCCATATAGCAATCTATAAGAGATGGGTCCTTTCTAAATACATCCCATTGTTTTACGAAATTTGTTCGAACCAAATCCCTATAACCCTGGTCTGATATGCCATCTTGGTCTATATAAGCAGATACCCTTTTCTTGACTTCTAAAAGGATTTTCTCTAAGCTTTCGGGTAATCTGAAATTTTCTGGTAAGTTATGATATACCAAAGCATTAGGTATCAATTCCTCGAAGGTAAACTGATTATCGAATAGATTTTTAGGATATCTACCTGAAAATATCAATGGTAGCTTATACCTTAGCAACGATGGTACTACGTCGTATATAGCATAATGTCTTCTATATTCTCGGTACAAGTCAAAATATAGATTCTCATCGAATATACCAGATTTCCTCATTATTGCCTGTAAAGTATTATAAGCAGCATTGATATGAGTATTACTCAATTTGAATACTAAGTTGCCATTTTTAATAGCAATGAGTTCACTACAGCATCTCTTTCGTCTAAATAAGTTCATGTGATTAAAATGTAAAGTCAATGTATATTTTCCTTGTTCCCTTGAGAAATTTTTCGTGATTTGAGTCATCATACTTATGGCAAGCATAAGTCTTAGATGATTTATCATAATGGTCTCTTACCCATACTGGAGCAGTATCAGTTGGTTTTAATTTAAAGTATGTACCCTGATTAACCTTGTTAACCTGAGTCTCTTTGTAAGATGTCTTTGGTAATTCCATATTTTTGTCTATTTTAAAATTGATATGCAAATATAATTCTTTCTTTTTAAATATGCAATATCCGGATATAACTATGGAAGCTTACTATTTCGGAGGAATTGAGATGCAAATGAGCCGTCCTCTTTCTCTTCTTCCTCAAAGTCTTCATATTGGTATAACTCTGGGTCTTCTTCGTCTGGGTCTATACGCATTTCGATTTCTCTACGTAGTTCATGATGTTCTTTAGAGAATGAAGACATAGCTCCCTTATAATCATCAGTAATTTGCATTAGCTCTGCTTTATTAAGGTTAAGACCCTCTTTACTGGTATCTACTCCTTCTTGTTTAGTAGCAACTACTTCGGGTAATGACTTAATGTCATACCTGTCTTCCAATAGTTTAGCCTCTTCTGGTTTATCCAATACCCTTTGTGATTCCAATACGATTTGACGTGCCTCTTCAACAGTGATTGCATTTTGCTGTGTTACGTTGTTCTGTTGATTAAATTGGGCAAAGATATTTGTAGTACTTCCTCCAGTAAGATTACGTACTATTGATTGCAGAGATGTAGAGGATTCAAGCTTTAATTTAAGGGCCTTTCCCAGCTCGGCAGATATAAACGGTACGTATTTCCCTCCCTGAGATTCTCTTAGGATATTAACCTGATGGGCTATTTCCATACGGTCTTCTAATGCCCATGCTAGTTGTTCTCCCATTAACGCTTGAAGTAAATCTTCTGCTTTATCTTTATCCCATATTCTAGAGCTTAATAGCCTATCTCTCATAAATACCCGTATGTAGTTAATATCTATACCCATACGGTATGAGAATGTATTGATATCATAAGTGATACCACATAATACTCCATTACCCATCAGCCATTGATTAATAAGGTAGTTGTGTATCTTTATCAGAAGTTCATCATTTGGGTTCTTCTGATATTCTAATGCCATTGCAGTAGTCCCCATAGGTCTTGGGAATCTTACCATTTTATTTTCCTTTTCTGACATACAAATGAGATTTTCTGATATCGGAACTTTCATCATAACCCATATACTCTAAATCGAACCTTACATACAGATTCAAAGATGGGTTATAGAAATATCCCTTATATTTTTTCTTACTTACCGATAAATTAAAAGCTTCACCAGAGATTAGGTCCCTGGTGAATACTAAATTACCTTTCCCAGTGATGGGAATATTAAGGCAAAGTTTATAATCTCCTACCTTAAATTTATTCCCATGCAGGTCTGTGATTTCCCTTGCCATAGTTTGCCTTTTTATGGTTCGTAGGTTTTTTGTCTTGTTTACTACGGTTATTGGTTATCCCCTTTTGCTCTTCGATTAATTTCTGAACCTTTGGGAATAACCTTTGCCTTAAAGGAACTACCTGAGTAGCGAAAAAGGCATTCCATAATTTCTGAGTTAATGGTTCTCCTATTTTAAGTTCTGAGATTGCCCAGAATTTAGTTTCGAAATTCTTAACTATTTCCCTAAATCGGTAATAGTATATATTGCCAGTCTTTTTATCTATCCCAATTGTAGTGGTTTGGCAATAATCTAGAAATTCTTTACCTAATTCGGATATAAACTCTTCCCTTTTAAAATCATAATTCTCTTGGTCGAGCTTAAATAATTTTACGTAATCGATTGCTTCCATATAGATTTAGTTTGTGATTATTAAACGAGGTATACTTTCATCTGTAATTTGAAATAAGTACCCTCTTACATCATCCTCATAATAAGAGGACCAATATGTTCTTCTAACTCTGAAATTATCAAGGATTGCCCCTTTGGGTACTCCAGTAATAAATAAGCAATGCTTAGGCATCATTGGAGTAATCTCAAATTTCCCATCCTTGAAATTACCATAGGTACCGTAGTCGGGCATATTACCCGTAAATCCAGTATTCTGTAATATGTCTTGAACCAGAGTAGTTTGGGGTATTTCCTTTTGGTTACATTCTATGGTTAACTTCGATTTGCCTATATATAGGTCTTTAACTATTTCTCTAAACATTTGTATACGATTATATGGGTAATACCATTTTTCTTGAAGTAAAGGTTATTCTGTGAACGTTCCTCTAACTTCTTTAATTCTCTTCGAGATTCAGTACAAATTCTATCAGATTTCCTTAATATATCTGATACATTATCCCAGATGGGTGCCATTGGTTCTACTGGCCCTGCATAGATAACCTTATGTTTAGTTTCTATTTGGGGATATTTAGATTTATACTGATATTTGCCTTTGCAATAAAGTACGTTATACTTTTCGGGTTCGTTTCTTTTTTCGTTTTCCATTTTTGTTAGGATTAATGTAATCGGATATTTCATCAAGTTGCCCTAAAAGCAATGCCTGAATGAAAAGGTTTATAGGCCTGAAAAAGAAATTCCTTACGTTATCAGTATTTATATACCAATCGTAAACGATAAAGAACTTCTTAATCTTGGAGTGCTTAAGTGAATGTTGGATTAGATAGGACTTACAACATCGTTTATGTAATTCTACCAATTCTTTGTCCTGCTTAAGCATCTCTTTATCAGAGAAGATAGTGTAATCCATTTTGTATGAATTGAGATGCCCAGGTAATTATCCCGGGCACCTGGTTAATAAAGGTTTATGCAACTTGTTCTGGTTTGAGGACTTTCTTTCTAAAGTCCTCGTATGCTTTAGCAGCAGCCTTGAATTCCTTGGAGTTCTGGTCCTTGATACGAGCCATTGCAAGTTCCAATCGATGGAGTTCGTTTCGAGTTTGTTGTCTCCATTTCTTCCGAGCAAGAGTATCAACTACATCGGCAGGGTATACGTATTTAACTTCCCGATTAGAAATTACCTGTTCGATGATGGAGGGTTTTTGTTGTTCCTTAACTTCCTTGACAACCTGTTCCTTTTTGGAAGTTTGGGTTTTGGGAGAGAGTTCTACCAATTTAGCATTGGCAAACTTAGTGGCAGCTTCTTGAGCATCTTGTACCAATTCCTTTTTAGTCTTTTTGGCCTTAGGAGCAGAAGCCTTAGCAGTCTTAGAATTTTTAATTCCTTCAAGTTGTTCGGCAACCTTAGTTGCAACCAGGTTAGTAACCTTTGTTTCATTCTTTTTCATAATGTCTATATTTAAAATGTTAGTAAAATGATTAATTTCTTTTTCTGATACAAATATAAGAACTTTATTTTAAATAGAAAAATTTTATTTGAATTATTTTCTATTTGCTCGGGTTAATCGGCTAGGAAGTCGAAGATTTCTGGAGGATAGTTAATTTCATCCTCTGGATCATTTATGTAATCTTCATAATCCTCGTTATATTTATCGTAAATGTTATCTTGTGATGTATTGGGTACCCTTGTACATCTTTCAGGATATTTCTTTACGAAGTCATAGGCTTCTTGAGTAGTCATTACCTTGTCTGAGGTAAATTCGTAGGTTACATAAGAATAAGTTTCACCCAATCTAGAAACTTCATATTGCTGGTATCCAGATTTCTCAATCTTATAGATTTGATTTTCTGGAATAGTTTCTATTTCTACCCTATACTTATACCATTGTTTCTTTTGCTCCCTTTCTTTTGGTTTAATACCCATGCTATCTTGAAGAGAGATTAACTTGGTTATTGGACTTTCAAAACGAGAAGGAGCAGTGCTCACTTCTACTGGATGAGTTTTATTCTCACCAATAAAGTAAATCACTGCCCCCAAGGTTACCAGGCCCAATATGAATTTAGTTTCTGAGTTCATAACCTGTAGTTTCGAATTTATTTTTAATGTTCTTTGCAAGGTATTTACCTTTTGATTCTGCTTGATGTAAACCGTTGCAGATTTCATAAGGTACATCATCATAGCGATAAACTCGATTACCTTTAAAAGCAACCCAAAGTTGTTTTTTCTTTGAGTCATAACCAAAGCCCTCAATATTAGAGGATTCGCAAGGAATCATTTCGACTCCGGTGTTCATTTCTACTGATTCTAAGTATTCGTTCTTTTCCATGTCTATATTAAAATTTTAAAAGTGTTAGTTCTGGGTGGAATTTGAGATTTGCCCTCTGGAATATTGCCCAAGTACCAAGTACTCCCTGAGAATTAGTATGTACCCATTCATCTTCCATTCTGAATAATATGTGAGAGCATACCAGCATTTGGTATTCACTTAGCATATTTATCAGTTGAGGAGTATTCTCGATTTCCACGTATAATTCAATGTGCTCATCTAGTGCTCGAATTATTTCGTCATCCTCAATCTGAAGGAGTTTTTTGATTAAGTCTTGGGCAATATCATTCCCATTTTTAACATCCTCTTTGATTGAGTTGAGTGATTCAATCTGAATACCAGCAATGAGCTTTACGATGTCTTTTGTTTCCTTGTCCATAATTAAATTTTCTTTATGCAAATATACTAAAATTATTTTATATAAAATACTCTTTTAATAAATACGGAGGTAAGTGTTAGCGGTTCTTGATTTCTTCCATCTTTTCCTTTATGGAGTCTGGAAATATAGCATCGTTTACCCATCTTAGGAAGAATTTAGAAGGCTTCTTTTCTGGACTTAGAAGCAATTGTCTCTGTTCAGTAGAGAACTTAATCCTTTCGGATTCTAACATATACTTGGGAAGTTTAGTGAATTCTGCCTGAGAGAAAGAGATAGTACTCTTACCAACTTGGGCCCTTAATGGTTTCTTCCTTTCCTTATAGAGATATGGGATAATCTTTTTCGAGGGTCCCCCAAGAATGCTAAAACCAAAGATTACCATTGGGTCAAATTTATCTGCTTTTGGGTCCTTAGCCCGTTTGATACATCTTGCCATCCAAGAAAATGAATTGGGATATTGCTTATTGTCTGTTGCTTCTCCCACATCTTTTTTATTAAACTCAAATCCAGGAAAGTGAAATAGAAAATCTTCAGTAAGGATAAATACAAATCCCAATCCCCTAAGATATTTAATGATATCTTGTTGGCTTTTACCCTCTTCAACCATTTTTTCTACATCTGCAAGAATATCCTCCCTTGGTGATTCCAATTCCTTAGTTGTAGACCCTGCAGGTCTTCCTCTGCCCACATTAGGTGCCTTAGTAGGCAATGTACCAGATAACCTATCTAAGTATTCTTTGAAGTTATCAATATCTTGTTTATTAGTAAGAGTTACTTCTACTCTTATGGGACCGTTATGCTGTACCTTTGGACCTGAATTCATCTCGGTATAAGCATCTACCAACCTATCTGATAAGGGAGTACCATTCTCTGATAGTGTAGTGATTCTAAGTTTTGGTTTATATACTTCTTGTTCCATTTTCGACTTAATTAGAAAATAAAAGGCCTGAACAATTTTTATATTGCCAGGCCTTCTACCATTATTAACGAATACTCAAAAATATGATAAGTAAAAGTAAAAAGTGCTCTTATTAATCTTCTTCTTTAGCGGCCTTCTTTTTCTTCTTGTCTTTGGCCTTCTTATCTTTCTTATCGGAAGCCGGTTTCTCTTTTACCTTTTCTTCCTTCTTTTTCTTAGTTTCCTTTTCCTCCTTAGGAGCCTTACCTGAAGCAAGTTTTCTTTGCTCCATACGGTATTTTTTCTTCTCAGCCGAAGTCATTTCTCTGCCATCGATGAGAGGATAATCGTATTTGGTAGCTGTTCTACCGCCATTTCCTTTCTTTTCCTTTTTCTCTTTGGCAGCCTTCTTCTCATCTTTTTCCTTCTTCTCTTTTTCCTGGAGTTTTACCAATTTCTTGTTGTTCTCTTGGTCAGCTTCAGGATAGGCAGCAGCAACTTTGTCTCTTTCCTTATTGAGCTTGTTTACAAGTTCGGTAACCTTTTTACCATGTTTCTTGTCTTTGGTCCAATCCTTAGTAGGGTCCAACTTGTTCTCTTTAAGGTAAGCATCCAAAGCTTTCTTAGCCTTTGTGAGTTCCGGAGTCTTGGATTCCGATTTACTCTTCTTTTCTGTTTTCTTAGCCATTTTCATTTATATTAGGTGAATAATTGAATTTCCTATTTACATAATACCATAGTTATACCTTCCTAATTTGGGTTGGGATTTCTTTAATTTCTAGGATTTCTAAACTGCATTGTTTTAAAACTGCCTCGAGTTGAAGTATATCTTCTACCTCTTTCTGAGATAAGTCCGTAAAAGTTTGTTCAAAAGTTTCTTTCTGTTCCCCCCTTATAAAATTAAATTGGGCAACAATATAAGTCCCATGAAGTTTTTTATTCAGGGCTCCTTTAAGAGATATGAGTTTTCTTTTCAGATAATTACTCTTCAACCTATGGGATTGGTATTCGCCTTTCTTACCCTTACTAAGAGCTACCTTTTTAAGGTACGAAACATAATCTAATTCTCTGAGAGTTTGATTAATGTTTCCCACTAATAATCTTAAGTCTTTTTCCATTTGGGTCTTTGCATTACTTGGTTAGATACTTCCTGAGTTTCTTCTGATAGCATTTCTCTTGCCTCATTTATTATATTGATGGCAAGTTCCCTTTCATCTGGTCCCAGGTTTAATTCTTTATCTTCTAGTGCATCAGTATAAGTATTTATTAGATTATCCAATGCAAGTATTCGAATATTCTTTCGAATTGCTAATTTCTCTTCTTCCATGGGTATAAAAAATTAAAGCCCACTACCTTCACAGGCAATGAGCTTTTGGCTGAACAACGTCCTAAGTGTGGGGTTGTTACTCTATTAAATTTAAACTATTGCAGACGATATGTAATCGCTATTTTAGGATGTGCCTAGATTAATCTTCTGATTCTTCCTCTTCTTCTTCCTTAGCCTTTTTGTTTTTCGGAGAACAAATAACGCCATGTCCTTTCTTAGACTTAACGGTAAGAGTTCCCGGAACGAATGAAACTGAAGTTGATACCGGTTTGCCATCCGTAACCAATACAGAAGTAACCACTACACCCTGATAGCCTTCCTTGTTCTTAACGGCATAACCAAAGTTCATTACCTTGGATTTGTCGTTAATGGCAATAACGTCGATTTGCTTGCTGTTAGGGCGTTGTTCAGCCGGCCGATTCTTGAGTGCCTCTTGACGAGCTTTACGTTTAGCTTCTTTTTCGGGGTCTTTTTCCTTATCCCCTTTCTTCTTGGAGTCTGATTTCTTTGTTGCCATAATTTTTAATGTTTTATAAGTTAATGGTTATTATAAGTAAACTTCTACGTTTATTAATAGTTGATAGTAAAGGTAGGGAAATTTCCCTACCTTCTTTTAAATCTTGAATACAGTTACCAGATTACTTTTTCCCTTTCTTGCCCTTACCTTTGGTTTCTTTCTTTGCCGGCAATTTGAGACCGAGTTCTTTGGCAATTGCTTTACGGAGTTTTTCGACTTCGCCTTCATCGTAATCGTCTGGGTCAGTTTCAAGGTCTTTGTCGTCGCAGACATCCTCAAGTTCTTCGAAGTCCATTTCGGCAAGTTCTTCACCGGTCAGTTCTTCCTCTTCTTCTTCTTCCTCTTCGGAATCATCATCATCATCATCACCTTCCTCATCTTCCTCATCGTCATCATCCGATTCCTCTTCTTCTTCTTCCTCTTCGGAATCATCATCATCATCATCATCGTCTGATTCTTCCTCTTCTTCTTCTTCTTCCTCGTCATCGGATTCAGAACCAAAAAGGTCTTCTGCTTCTTCGGCAGAAAGCATGATAGGAGCAGGGATAATCTTTACTGAGCCGTCTTCGTACTTAATGATGATTGCACCATTGATTTCTGTTCTGGAAACTTCTTTCAGTTCCACTTCTTTTTTCTTCTTAGCCATTTTCGTAATGTTTAAGTTGGTTAATAATTTATTTATATCACTCTGTTATAAGTTTCTTTACCAGTATGGATTTCTGAGTATACCCAGATTTTACTAATTCCTCCTGAGCAATATTGAATTGTTTTATCTCGTCTAGAGTTGTCTTTAATTCTAATTGAGATTCAATTGTTATTGCCTGAGAGGCAAGTTCCTTGTCACCTTGATAAGTGACTATCTTAAACTTCTTACCTGCAAATGGGTTTGCTGGTTGATGTGCTGTGATTTTAAAACCTTCGTTATTATTCATTGCTATATTTAATTTTAGTTATCCCAGGAATACCCACCTTCCCAAATACTTCGGTATAGGATTTGTATTTCCCTTTTATCATTGTTTTATAGTTATCGGATAATCGAATTGGGTAGACCCATATTTTATTTTCTATCATCCTATTTGTCATTATATAAGCATAAGACCTTCTAAGTTTAATACTCTCTAATGGAACAAACCCTTGAAATAATAGAGACTTCTTAATAAACCTTTCTTTGGGCAAATATCCTAAAAATTTAAGTGATGCCTCATCGAATATTTCAAGCATATCCCTTTGTGCTTTGATAAATAGTACCTTTTGTATTGGGATGTTCATCTTCTTTCTTAAATATAAAGCCAATGAACCTACCAATGGGGGATACTGCAGGAATAACAGATTGAATTTATTTTTCTCCTCTTGACTCAGCCTGTTGTAAATCCTGTAGGATAGCAAGATTGATTTGTAATCTCTTTTGCCTTGTATACTTGGGAGATATGCCTTGCCGTTGTCCATAGAGTTTGATTGAGTACCTTTCATTGAATTCCTTTTTTCCTTTAGACTTAAAGACTCGGTGCATTTGTACCATAAATCTTCTTCGTCGGTGTTTATCTATGTGATATTCATCGGGCATTATGAACTTCCTTGCTTTTACGAATTTACCCTTAAACCAGAATTTAGTACTACCCTTTTTAAGAAGTTTACCATTCATATCGGATAATTCTCTAATGCCTTGTTTTATAAGTTTCCTCCCAGATATTATATGGATATACTGAAGAACATCTACACCATAAAGATAAACTAAGGTAACCTTTACTTGGTGTCTAGTAAAGTATGGTATACCGGTTAGATGTTTCCTATATAATTTCTTTTCAGTAACAATCTTATTGGTAGTATCTGGTCTCCAAGTCCATATATAATATCTATCTGGTCGTATGGGTCCGTTGTTACTTTCCTTTAGTTTTACCATTTATATTCCTCTTTGCCATTCTATACCAAAGATTGATAGATTTCTCATTTGCTTCGGGGAATTTCTTTTTCATTCTCCGAATAACTCTATCAAGTTCAAAACCTTTTGCAGTTAATTCAAATACATAAGATTTCTTTGTACCCTTGATAAGATTAAATTCATCCCTCTCTCTTGGTGGTTTCTTTTCTCGAGGTTTCTTTATCCCAGGAACTCGTTTGGTTCTTCTTTGCCCATTTTCCCCTTCTTCTCCGAGAAACCCAAGCCTTAATCGAGAATTTCTTAATGGGTCATCTTTCGAATACCCAATATTTTCTAATTGCTTATCCATCCAATCGTCATATTTATCAATTAACGATTTATCGGGCTTTTCTTCTGATACATTGATATAATGTAATAAGTCAAATACCCCAGCAGAACAAGCATCAGGGAAAGGCATCCCTAATATGATAGCCTTTCTCTTTAAATCCTTATAAGTCATGTTTCTCCCAGAAGCACCAAGGAAATTTGATTTCTCCTTGGATGGAGCTTTCATGTCTTTTCTACTCTTTTTTGCCATATCATTAATATTTTAAGTATTCATTTATTTTCTTTGCAAATATAAGAATAAATAATTTAATCTTATCTTATTTCTCTATTTATTTTTATAAAAATCCGAGGTTTTTGCTCGGTTCGCAGCAGTGGATTTAGGTTTTTTATGCTTTCTCTTGATATGTGTGTTATAAGCCATATCCAATTTCTTAATATTGAATTCTATGTTGTTCACTTGATTATAGTTTACTGCTCTTTCCACACAGCAACGGTACTCTGGCCAGAATTTTTGTCCAAGCTTAACAGATTCGGTTTTAATCATGAACTTAGATACCATAAAACCAAAGGTATCAGCATCATCTTTAGTTTTAAATACATACATGTAGAATCTACTAAATTCATCTACTACTTCATCCAAAGGTCTTACTGGTAACAATAGATAACCATCGGTATATAGGTCCTCAGATATTAAAGCTACCCAATACTTTTTCTTTCCTGGTTTTACTTTATACCTAAACCTTTCCTTGAGTTTATTGTGCATCCAATCCGGTACTCTATTAAGAAGATACTTGATATATATCTTATCCTTCTTATTCGACCGCCTTTTAAATGCAGATGGCTGTTGTAGCATCCTTGGAAGTATTCTAAAGTTATTCCACCTATCAAATTCAAGAATTAATCTTAGAGTGTCCATATCCCATTCATCCTCAGACTCCTTTAACCTCTTCATGTTTCTCTCTATATTTTTAGAGTTTACCTTTGGGAGTAATTGAGCTGAGTCTCCTGTGAATAAGCTTGCTTCTTTTCTTTTTAATCGTTTCTCTAAACATCCCTCCATATAATCTTGGAAATTCCTCTCACAGGGGCAATCTGGTCGAAAAATAGAAGTGTGTTTCTCAAAAAAATCCGAGAATAGCCTAAAGAATTTCTCTGACCGTTCCCGGATTTCAAGATACTTGTAATGAGATAACTTTAAAATTTCACCAGCTTCCCATGAAGATTTACTTTCTGATAGTTGAAGGAATAATGATTGTTGTTCTTTATCAATTAAACAACTCCAGGCTTTTTGTTGAGCTTCGTTCATAATATTAAATTCTCCTATATCTCATTATACTATCAATTGCTTCATTGGTTATCTGATTAGGGTCATATTCCCCAGAATTAGCATAAAGCTTATCTGGGTCATGATTTAAATATACACTATAGATAACGTTGTCAAAAGGTAACCATACTTCCATTCTTCCCATTTCAGGGTATATAAGAACTTTTACTCTTTTACAAAGATGGTCAACCTCTAATACTGTAGCATCTACTCCCTCATAAGGATAACCTCGTAATACTAAGTAATCTCCAGGCTTTACATTGACTAAATCATCCACTGAAAACTTCTTATTCTCTCTAGCAATACGTTTAAATCGCCTTACTTCTTTTCTACTACAAGTAGCCACTAAAGAAAAATCATCAAAGTCTTCGGCATTGTCAATCCTTACTTTTTTCTTTCTTGGGTGCATTGTCTCAGTATTACGTAACCAAGTTCTGATACCAGATATATTTCTACGTAACTTATTAAGAAATGGCCTTGAGAATGCTAATTTAGTAGGCATTCTCATAAAACCATAATTGAATAATACTGGTACTTCTTCGAATACCATCTTACCCTTTGTGGTTTTTCTTAATACGTTTACCATAGGAATAATTGCCTTGATTTGGTCATACCCCTTTTCTTTGAGTTCTTTATTGATTTTATCACAGTACTTCCTTTCAAGGTAAAATATACAATATGAGTATGGGGTATGCTTCTTCATGGGTTACTGGTTTTTAAGAATTAACTTAGCTTGCTTATGTACTAACTTATAGTTTACATTCTTCAGTATATCACTAGCCATGAATACATAAAGAATCTCACCTATCTTTGGTACATCGATTACCATAATATTGGCTTTATCGAATAGTGGTTTATAGAATACGGAAGATAAATCCTTTCCAACTACAAAGAAAAATTCTTCTGAGGGCATTGAATTATATCTCATACAGAGTATGGGAACTTTATTTGCTCTTTTTGCATCCTTAGAAGCTTGTTCCCAGAATTTCAGTATATCGCATCCCTTATTACCTAAGAGTAGATGTTCAAACTTAATCTCTTTATAGTTTTTACACTCAACCGATATTTTACATCTATGAGCATGTCTCTCATCCTGACACATGATATCAGAAGCTAAATCCCTACTCTGATGATTTGCCCCAGAGTATGGAGTTCTCCCGAATTTATAAGAAGTCCATTTGGTAAACCATTTGGAAACTTTCAATTCAAATTTATTACCTTTGCGTTTACTATTTGCCATAATTGTCTTGTTATAACTTAATTATAACATTATAGTAATTGGTACCTACTCAGGCCTTGGGTCTTTTCCACTTGCAAAATTTTAGTATTACCTAGAGGAAGAGAATCTAAGTGGGTTATCAAGAATAAAGTTTTCTCTTTGAATATGTAACGTATTAAGGAAGTAACTATTTCTATGTTATCTGAACTTAGTGATTCAAATACCTCATCGAGAAATGCTAAGTTAATACCCTTAGAGGCAGTTAAAGCCTCATTCATTGCAAAAGCCATTGCTACACAGACCAATTGTTTCTCGCCACCTGATAGTTCATCGTAATCTATAATCATCCCATCTCTTTCAATAAGAGTAACAAATTCTTTTCTAGCAGTACCCAAATCAATATTAAATTCGATCCTAAATCCCAATACCTCTGAATACTTATCGAGGCATTTATTTAAGAACTCAAGTGATGAATCAAATAGATAAGCCTTAATCCCATTATTACCCAATGGGTCATTAATTAACCAGTTATAATTCTCTAACTCTAACTCTTTATTGTGAAAGTCTTCATCAACCTTCCGTAAATTCTTCCTAATCTCCTTAAGTTTTTGTTTATACTTTGGAGACATGACCTTAAGCTTTTCTTGCTTGAGCTTAGCCAGGTCTTCGTCAATAGAAGCAATATCAGAAGCAATATCATCACAGTCTGATTTTAATTTCTTATACCTATCATTTACACTACTAAGTTCTTCCAACCTCTCTAAAGCCTCTTGATACTCTTTATCATATTTGTCAAGGTCAGAGAACGCTTTATATATTGATTGGGCATCACGTAATGCACGTTTGTAGTGACCGGCTTCTAACTGTATTACCAATTCTTTGATTACTTTCTTAAGGGGTACATTTGATAAATTCTTGGCATCTTTTATCTTACCCCTCAAATCAAGGATTAGTTCATTTTGTTTTTTAATCTTTATCTGAAGCGAAGCATCTACTTCATCCTTGATTTGTTTTTGTTTTTCAATTAGTAGCTTAGTTAGCTTTTCTCTATCTTGCTTTAACTCTCTTCTTTCTTCTTTGATTTTTTGCTTGAAGGATTTTTCTCTATCTCTCATATCGAAGTAAGCTTCCTTGTTAGCCTCTAATTCTTTCTTAAGCATTTGAGACTCATGCTCTACCTCATTTATTTGAGATATCAAGTTATTTTTATCTTGTAATGCAATGCCTTTAGCAAGGTTTAAGAACTCTAAGTCAAATACTTCTTCGAATATCTTTTTCTTATCAGAATTAGATTCTTGTATGAGTCTTTTTATACCCTGACCAAACATGATTGAGTTCATAAACAGAGTATATGATAAACCTATCTCTCGGTTTATAAAATCTTGTATCTTCCCCTTCCCTTTGATATCAACTATATCCCCATCTTTCATGAAGATAAGTCTGTCTTTACCTTTAGCACCATCCTCAAGTACTTCATCATACTTTTGACATCTAACTATCTTATATGTATGAGAATCTTTCTGAAAATATACTTGTACCTTAGTACCCTTGTAATCTTTAGGCCTTACTTGCTTCCAAGTATTTACCTCAGAAACACCCTTTAGGTTTTTCCCATATATTGCCCATACCAAGGCAGAGAGAATAGTTGATTTCCCTTTCCCATTTGGTGCCTTGATAAGTATGGTACAAGTTGGGTTTAATTGTAGATGTAAGGATTCTATTGAACAAAATCCTTCTGCCTCTAAGTTTAAGAACGTTAACATGACTCAGCCTTTTTAAGTGTTTCAATTAATAGATTAGTTTTAACCTCATCTTTAATACCTTTCTCTCTTAGGTATCTCTTTGCTAGAGACTTCTTAGAAAGTTGCTTAGTAATCTTATGTTTGTTATTAACTGGAGTACTAGCTTTTTGAGGGATTACCGTATAATAATTGCCATCATCCTTAATATCCTCTTCCCTTTCTACATCGATGAACTTTGGGAAATTTTTCAAAGGTACAAACTTCAGAGACAAATCTTCATAGATTTTCCAATACCCCAATTCACAATCTCTATCGGTTCTCCTTTGATGGTTAGGGGCTCCAATCATATAAACCTTCTTTGATAGTCTTTGTGGTTTGTGTATATGCCCACATAATACTAAATCGAACTTATTGAGAACATTCACATTTAAGTTTTCTACGGAATCTATTTCCCTACCATCTGTATCTTTTGCACCAGGATAATCGGTGTGTAGTAAAAGAATATTCTTTTTACTTTTATCTAATTCTAACTTCTTTAAGTATTCACTTAGACCCACGTTATTATCAATATAAGGAACCCCATATACCATAATATCTTTATGTGTAGAAGATAGTTGGGTTTTTTCATAATCTAATATCATGATACCATACTTCTCTACTTGATAAAGCCAGCTAAAGGGTTTAGTACCAACCTTACTTATTTTCTTAATATCATGATTTCCAGATATGGCATATATCCAAAATCCTTCGATTAGTTCGTTATAACATATCTCTGCCAATTCTTGGTCCATTGTTTCGGCCTTATGAAATAAGTCTCCACAAAATAATGCAGGACAGTTAAACCTTCTACATAATTTCCGTATAATCGACAAAACCCTGAAACTATTCAGGGTCCTGTGATTGTTCTCATTAAACTTAGCCCATAGATTTATATGTAAATCTGAAAAGGCTATTGCTATTACTTCTTTCCCCATATCCTATCTAAATGGTAATTGATTTGTTCCGTTCTCATACCTAAATCGAGCTCAGATATACAAATAGTGGGTATTTCCCAATTTGCAAGCAATTCCCCCATAAGAGATGATATCTGAACTTGGAAGAATCTGTTAAGTATTCTCTTACCATTATCTTCCATTGACCAATGCTTATAAGTATCTAGATTTAATGGTAAGAAGATTGCTACATCACATTGATCTTCCATTAAAGTCTTACATTGACAGAAAAAATGTTCCATTTCACATTCTGGTAAAGTTCTTGATTGCTTATACCAAAAATAAGCAGCCAAATCTGCATAACTCCTATCAGTTACGAAGTATTCTCTATCCTTGAATAACCTATTCCTTTTGTTCAGAAGTTGAAAATCTGCTTTATACATTGCCTCCGAACCGAGGGATAATATTTCATTATGTGATACCCCTTCAGTAGCAGGTAATAAATCTGACATACTACCAGAAATAAAAGGTAGATCTTCTCTCTTAGCTACATACTTAGCTAAAGTAGTTTTCCCTATACCAGAGGGACCCACAAACATAATTCTCTTACTCATGATGTAATGCTTTAAATGGTTTTATAAATTCATTTGTCAAAAATGATGCTAAAGAGTATTCGATACAAAGCTCTTTGAATTTCTCATACTTAAACTTCTTCTTTGACTTAATTGGTAACTTATCCAATGGATTATGTCTTACAAACCAGAAAAGGTCGATTAACTGTTCATTCCTTTTCCATATTTGAAGATATTCTTTGTTCTTACTCTGGGCAATAAACTTCTCAATTCTACCCTCATCAAGGATTTTCCTTGCTTTTACTGGGCCTATACCCGGGAACCCTGGTATATCATCGGAAGTATCTCCAACCATTGCAAGGTACTCTACCGTTTCATGAGAATGATAACCGAATAATTCTTTGCAGTTATCCATTCTTATCATCTCATCTTTTCTGGGATTATATATCCTCAGGTTATTTGATAGCAACTGGTTAAAGTCTTTATCCGATGATATAAGTATCATTTTCTCGGATTGGAATTTTTTAATTGCAAGGTATGCTAAGAAGTCATCTCCTTCATATACTGTAGATTTCTTTTTATCGAAGATATAATTAATTCTTAGCATACCCAGCATTTTCATTATAATTGCCTTTTGCTTTTGCAATGATTCGTAATCTACAGATATATTTTTTCTATGTCCCTTGTAATTGGGCAATAACTTCGTCCTTACTGGTGAATGACCATTATCGAATGAAATATAAACCTCATCCGGTTCGAACCTTGTAAGATACATGTGTAGGGATTTGAAAAATCCAAATATTGCTCCACTTGGTTTACCATCGGTAGATTTAAGTTTTTCGAACTTATGAAAAGACTGATGGAGAATATTCTCTCCATCAATCAGTAATATTGTTTTCTTGCTCATCGTCCAAAATCTAATTCATAAAGTAAAACTTCTTGAATCTTTTCCTCTCCAAGATATACATCTAAATAATTCTCTGGTGGGCTATAAGCATCTAGATACCTAACCCTAGATTCCATTCTCAAATTTTTCTTAAGGTACTCTTTAATTACTTTCTCTATACCTTCTACCTCTTTCTTATTCATCATCTTCCTCCTCCTCTTCTGAATCTGAATAGTTTTCATATTCTACACCATCGACTGGGAATAGATTTGTTTCTATTTTCTCCAGTTGCTTTTTAGTAGTACCTATGGTATTTACTCCGGCTTTCCGTAAAAGTTTTCTACGAAGTTCATCGTCTTCTTCCAAAAGCTTTTGGAATTTCTCTTCCCCTCTTGCAAGAGTTTTACCTTTCAATTTATACCCACCAGTAGTTTTTTCGATTACATCGGTATCTACCAATACATCTTCTAAAGCATAGCATCTGTCAAACCCGACTTCGTGGAATTTAGGATTGAAATATACAGGGCATTTGCTGATTGTAGGTCGAGGAGGAGCAACTTTATTTTTAATAAGTCTGATAGTGACAAGTTTCCCAGCTTTCCTTTCTTTCCCATTTTGTTTAATGGTAACAGACCTTCCTGAATAGAAAGCAGCTCTGATTGAAGCGTAGAACTTAAGTGCTGCACCTCCTGTAGTTGTATTATGTACTACTATACCCTGTTCAGTAGAACCAGCCAAAAAATTGTGATTATCTGGAATTGTAATATCATATTTCTTACGTTTATAGGGTCTTCTAAATCTTCGGTTTGTTTTATCAAACTCTTTATTTATTGAGATTATCTCTACCTCTATTGGGATATAATTTTCTTGGTATTCTAAAGTAAATGGGATATACTTACCCTCATAACCAGGTAATAGCTTGTATTGCATAGATTCAATAATATATGGTGATATCATTTCCATCAGTTTAGTTGAACCTTGATTAGTAAACTTGATACCGTGTTCATATAACTGGTTATCTAAACCACATATATTATTAAGATAATTAGATAATCTATTTAAATCAGTCCTTCTGGGAGATATAGATATACCCACCGTTACATTATTATATTTATGGCCATCATCCATATACCATATTGCTAAAGTTATCGGAGATAAGGGTTTAGATAAATCCCATAGCTTTAAGGGATCTCTCTCTTTACCTATCCTATTATATATCTCTCTAAGTTCAGTATAACCTATTTTACTAATCAACTTTTTATTTTTATTAGCTTTTCTCTTCATTGGAAAAGCATTTTTTATCATATCAGACTTCCATATCAGATAATCCTCTTGTTTATTATTACTAAAGGTAATCCTTGTAGTTGAGTTATTTCTACCATTATACAGAGAACAATCAAATGGTATAGTACCCCATAGAAAATCTCTTAATGTACCATTTATTACCCTTCTTTGCTTAGATATCAGTTTATCATGTATATCTATATCTTCAGCCTTTTTCCAACCGTGATTGGTTAAACAATGATGGGTATAGGTACAGGTAAATCCGTTGAAACCATTTATAGTTTCTGGACCTTTAGTCTTAAACTGAATCCATTTTTTGGTTTCCGATTTTACTACCCAATCTATAATTGGTTTTGGTTCAAATATACATTTCTCTTCGTTATAACTCCATACCTCTTTAGAGATTTTGTTCTTAATAATTTCTCCTATTTTCATAGAAGTACCATCAACAAAAGGTATCATGGTATCATAATGAAGGCAAGTATTATCTTTTCCAAATCCGACATTCAAAGCAGTTCTTAATTGGTTAATATATATCTGAGATACTCCCAGTTTGTAGAATAATTCACTTCTGATACGGAAGTATTTATAAAGAGCCTTTGCTCTACCTCCCATCTCTGCCTTACCATCAACCATCTTAGCATCTATATTATCAGTACAGTCAGTAGCTGCAATGGAATCGATTACTAAGAGTATCGGTTCATTGTGAGTTAATTGAGAACGTAAATAAATTGCTAAGTCTGCTACTACGTCTGCAATATATTCAATACGGGTATCATTAACAATAGTTACTCTTGCAGGGTCTACTCCATTGATTTCAGCCCATGAATTCATCCAGGATTGTTCAGCATCTACCCATATCACATGACCTCCAAGTTGTTGAGTAGCATAAGCAAAGTTATAAGCCACTAAAGATTTACCAGAGGATTCCTCTCCAGCAATCTCAACGATTTTACCATAAGGAATACCCTTACCGAATAAGTAGTTCAAAGCAAAGAAAGTAGATGGTATATATAAATCGGTATCAGTTACTTCTGAAGCTAATTTAATCATACTTCCATATTTCTTTGCCATCTCATTTGCTGTTGGTACTTTTAAACCAACCTTAGATTTCTTTGCCATAATGTAATGTCTTTAAACTAAAGAAGGTGATAACAGAACGAATCCAATTACCACCTTCGAATGAAACCATATTACTAACCCTTAAATATCCGATTTGTATTTTCTTTTCTTTTTCTTAGGTTCATCATCTTCTATGTAATGGTCTTTGTGAACTCCCTTTTTCTTTTTCTTCTTGGGTTTATCATCCTCATCGTCATCCCCATGGTCTTCATTTAGATACTGTGAAAGCAAATCTTCCAACTCATCATAGGATTTGATTTGAGAACGAACTATTCCCTCAAGGTCAATTGTACCTTGGTATTTCTTATCCAACTTGGTTGGTTTGCAAGCACGGGCAGAATAGGTAGTGTCTAGTTTACCAGACCCTGAACGAATTACCTTGATATCATATCCAGTTTTTGGATCTGTCATATCACCTGCCTCATCTTCATCAAGGTAAAGGTCAATGATATCCTGGTATACTGAGCGAGGAACTAAAACTCCCTTATCTTTGCCTTCGTAATCTACCTTACTACCCTTTTCATCTGAGTAAATGATACCACCGATGACATATCTTCTTCTTGGCACCAAATTCTTGGCAAGTTCCTTGTCATCTTCATCCTTGGAGTTTTTCAATTCTTGGTATTTCTCCATGAATGGGCAAGGTTCATCAAAAGTAGCCGGAGATATAACTCCTCCCAAATTGCCACCCAGGTAGAATTGAATAATTTCGATACCCAATTCTTGGTCATCACCGGGAGATTTAATTCTCATTCTCAGTGTTCCTTCTTTTGGATATACTAACCCACTACCATTTCCCTTGGATTCTAGCTGTTTCTTTCTAGCTAGCATCTTTTCTTTTGTAGAAAGTCCCTCTGATGAAACTTTCTTTTTCTTCTTGTCTTTTATCATAATGATTAGTTTTAATTATTCGGTTCTGAGTAAACTACTTCGTTCATACTCAATACGGTAAGAACGTTTTTCTCTAAAAGTTGTTTGAGAGCAGGAGATAGTTTGTCCGTTTCGAATTCAAGTTCTTTACCTGCATACAAACCATAGGTAACTATTCTACCTACAGCAACCAATTCTCGGTAGGTTTTGTATTCTTCAGTAATTTCCCCACTCTTTACTACAACCCCTTTACGAGGAACTCCCTCTTTTACTTGTTCAGGGATAATCAAACCAGATTTAGTTTGGTTTACCTCCTTGGGAGATAAAATAAGTACCCGGTTTTCTGTTGGGCATCCGGGTAATTCTTGATTAAATTTCTCAGCTACAAGAGGTGAGATAAATGTCATTGAATAATTCATATTCTAATACTGTTTTTAAAAGTTAGTAATTGTTTATAGTTCAATGGGTTAACCTTTTCTTAGGTTCGCATTAATAGTTCTTAATATATTTTCGCGTGACTCATAGCACTTACATATAGTTATGAACTTATTTGCTTTTTCTACAGCTTTCAAATACCTCTCATTGATAGAAGAGTATTTCTTGTTAAGGTTTGCCTTATGAGATACGTATTCGTTATTCCATCTTTCATTAGCATCCTTATAATATAACCAGGCATTCGAATAAGCTTCTTCTTTTTCCCTTGCTAGAGCATCTCGTTCTTTTATATACTTATCTCTCAAAGAAGCAAGTACATAATAACTAGAAGGAGATTCTCGTAGCTGAGAGTTAATGATATTCTCATTGATAGATAATTCTTTTTGAATATCAATCTCAATAAGTTTACCTTCAAATTTAACCTTTAGTTTTTTCAGTTCCGTCTTCATAAACTTCTAATAGGTTTTTAAAGTCTTCTTTACTAAATTCCCCTTTGCTTATTGCTTTAGTTACTTGAGCAAAAGCCATTTGATAGGAGGTTTTCATACCAGGCAAATTAAGAAGAGATTTATAGATGCTTACCTTATCTACCAAAGCCATTAATCTTAAGTCGCATAAGTTATCAGTACCACCTCTATCGAGTAAGGCTAAAAATGCAGCCCAATAAATATGGGTGGCATCTTCATAAGCAAGTTTACCATCCTCATCCGTAGCCATTACTTTAAAAGCCAATCCCTCTAAAGTAGTAAGATTAGTTTGTACTTGAGATAACTGAGTCTTTAATCGGTTAAGTAACATTTTTTCTTGTCCACTCAACCTTAGATTAACCACATCTAAATACTTAAGTAAATTTTCGATAGAATAACCTAAACACCCTGCAACCATATAAGTGAGGGCAGTTAACTTACTTGCATTATCAATCTCTTTCTGTGTTGCCATAATTCCATAAATTTATATTATTTATGTAGACATAGTATCTTCTCTTTTCGATTCTGTAATTGTAGATACTGAATCTGAATGCTTTATATTAGTTTTACAATTAGGACATTGTACTATCCTAAAATAATCGCCCGATTTTTTATAAACCCCAAAAGTTTCACTATTGTCATATTCAAATTCGCAATCACATATTGGGCATTTAGCCCTCCATACCGTGGGCCCGTTTAAAATCTTCTTCATTTCCTTAGTTTTATGTTATTATACCGTAATATTTTATATAATACTCCAGTTGATATACCGAATTCTTCTAGTATATCTTTTCTTGGTATACCCTCTATATACCTAGAAATTAATAATTCTACATTTACCTTACGTTCTCGTTCTTTACCAACAAAATAGAATCTTTTATCTTCTATACACTGACCCATATTCATCTTAGCTGTACCCCAATATAAATTACCTACCCGATTATCCTCTGGATTGTTATTTTTATGACATACTTGAGGATAATTGTTTGGGTTAGGGATGTAAATAGAAGCAACTAACCTGTGTCTATAAAAGTTCTTCCGTTTACCACCATCTCCTACTAAAGAGTTAGATAAATAACCATTATCTTTCATAGCAGGTTTTACTAATTTCCAACTACCAGTAAATTTCGAGTATAATTTTCCAGTACGGGATATGTAATAATTACTAAACCCGGGTATATTACCCTTTTCTCGATTTTTCATATTCTCGTTGATATTTATGGATTTCCTTTTTATATAGTTCCATAAATACTTCTGGTGAAGCTGCACTAAAATTACCAATTTTACGAGTCTTAAACTTATGGTATTCCTCCATGTACTCTTCTACCGAAAAGTCTGGTTTTAACATTCTAGTATAATCATATCCGGGCATAAATGGTAATTCTTCTGCCATAGACCGGCCTATTGTAAAATCCATTGATAGAGTTACGTCATCTACTTGAAAACCGAAATACTTCTTAGTACTTGGGTTACGTAGGATATTCCAAATGGTATATACAGTCCAGGTATTTATATCTTCTGGTTTAGAATACATATATACTGCATCATGTACCGTACAAGCTTCTTTCATCATTGGTAATTTACCTTGTCTCATTAACCAATAAACAAGAATAGCTCCAAAATTGGTCATATTTGCTGCAGCACCTTGACATGGGAAGTTAAGTCCCAAACGAATAGCATAAGCAACTTCTTGTTTGTCGTTTGAGTATATCTGGGGTAATCTTCTCTTAGTACCAAATAACTGGGTATAATACCCATGCTTACGAAGAAATTTCTCTTGCTTCTCTTTGAACTTAAGTATCTTTGGGTGTTTCTCAAAGAACTCCGCCATTTCTTTATGGGCTTCTTCTTTAGTAACTATAATACCAGCTTTTGGGTCGGATAATTTTACTGCAAGTAAAGCTTCTCCAATACCATAAATCAAACCGAATGCAATTTGCTTAGCTTGTTTTCTTCTAGTCTTCCATAATTTATGGTCAGGATGATTTTCATCTTCGTATATTTTAGAGGCTTCCTCAATTGATACTCCATATTTTGCTGCTGCTATACCCAAGTGAGGGTCAGCCCCCTTTGCAAAAGCATCAAGATATGTTTCATCACCTGATAGATGAGCCATCATTCTTAACTCTGCCTGTGAGTAGTCAAATGCCATATATAAATATCCCGGAGGAGCAACTAATTGTTTCTTGATATTGGGGTCTACCGATGTCTTTGGTATCTGCTGCATATTTGGGTCTGCAGAACTAAACCGATTAGAGTCTGTACCATGTATATTATACCTACCGTGTAATCTAGAATCATCTTGTACCTTTTCCCACCATCCATAAATATAGGTCTTATACATTTTCTCTAACCCTCGTAATTCAAGAAGCTTATCAAGGAATATTGCCTTTGGTGAATCTGGCTTTTTAATGGTTAACCTTAAGTTAGTAAGAGTTTCTTCATCAGTACTTGGTTTACCAGATTCATTATCCTTAATCACATCAAAATGAAAACCATCATCCGAATACATCAATGCAGGTAAATCAACTGGACTACCCAAATTAATGGGTCTTATTAATTCTTGTTCCTTTTTAGTTGTGAATATACCTGCTTTGATATTCGAGATTTTCTGTTCCCTTGATGCAATCTTCCGTTTATCTTTTGGGTCATTATAATCTAACTCTTCAAGTTCATCTTCAATAGACTGAATATATTTATCAATCTTTTCTTGGTTATACTTCTTTTCGAATTTCTTTACTCTTGGCAAAGCGTATATTGCGTCTCTAGCAGCATCTATTTTTGGTTTATATTCTTCCAAAAGCTTTTTATTGAACTCAGTATCTAGATATAAACCTTCCTTTTCTACCGAAGTAAGTACCCGTGAATTACACATAAATAAATTACGGAATACAGAATACATACCTAAATCCACCAACTTCTTCTCAAAGAATATCATTAACCTAAGAGTATAATCCGTATCTTGACATCCATAATGGCAAAGTGGGTCTAATTCTTTTTTATCCCAAGGTATCTTATCAAAAGCATCTTGTTTCTCATAATTACCATACTCGGGCAGATATCTTCTTACCATTGATTTTAGGTCATGAGGTTTTTCCTCATTAAGAACATATTTTGCAAGCATACCATCTAAACAAGTACCCCTATAGAATATTTGATACTTTTGGTTTATCTGGTCATCAAACTTCCAATTCCATGCAACCTTAGTTATCTCATAATTCTCAATTAC